CGTCCGCGACTGCCACGTAACGCTGGTTCCGTCTGGTGTGGTGTAACTGGCGTCCGTCGTGGCACACCCCGAAGCGCTCAGGCTGAAGCCGATCACCACGGACCAGTACAGGATGACCAGCAGCGATGCCAGCCAGTTATAGAATGTGCGTTTGGTCATGGTGTTATCTCCACAGATGCGAAGTAATGCAGGTCGTCAGCGAATGACTGCAGCGGACCATCCACCCACAGCCCGCCATGTCTTACGGCCACGTCGGAGTAATCGATATTGCCGATGCGCGGGTCGCTGCCCTTGTAGCCCACCGCCCCGGCACGGCCCCAACCGGGAATAAGCCAGGCGACATAGGAGGCGGCACGGACCGCCCAGTCTGAATCGGTGTAGCAGACCCAACAGCGCGAGACCGATTCGGGCAGTTGAAATTTCGTACTGACCGCCGGGTGGACCAGCACCAGCTTGACCTTGCCGACAAACACCAGATGCAGGGCTTTGAGTGCGTAGTTAGCGCCGTTGCTGTACCCCACGACGACCACGTCCAGGTTATCGGCCAACGCCCGGCGGATCGCCCCGACCACTCGCAACACCACCGAATGCCGGGCAAACCGGGCCTTCAGCAACCCGAAACGGCCGTAGTCCTCGCCATCGCGGTCGACCGTGTGGCCCTTTGCCTCCAACAGCGGCGCCACCTTGTCGATGTTATTCGCGCCCGCGGACTTGTCGTTGAAGCCGTGGAGGAGGATGAAGTGGCTCATCAGTAGTCCACGCGCACGGTGTTGGAGCAGCGGTTACTCAGGTCACAGAGCCTCCAGTAAGTCCCACGGTCGCGGTTGTGCAGCGTCAGCGTTTCGTTGCCGTCGTTGGGCGTCACCTTGGTCTGCCTCTCTCCACGCAAAGTCACACTCTCGCCCTGCACGTCGCCCCACTCGAAATGTGCCTTGAAATAGGGTGGCTGGCGCTCTCCGCCTACCACAGTCAACCAGATGGGCTTGACGACTGGCGGTGGTGCTTCGCAGTCAGCCGGGCACGTAGCGTGCGTCTCGCTACCGTTGCATTCGCCATCACCACACGTCGGCTCAGGGGGTGGGCAATCAACCGGGCAGGTCAGGTACGTCTCGCCCGCATCGCACACGCCATTCCCGCACGGATCGGGCGGCGGTGGGCAGTCGGCAGGACAGGACTCCCAAGTCTCATCCGTGTCGCAAGTGCCGTTGCCACAGGGGTCGGGGGTTGGCTCAGGGATATCGATGTACGCAAAATATGTGCTGCTGCGCTTGCCGCCGTCGTCCGTGACCGTCAGGTCCACGTATTTCTTCTCGCCGGAGCCTTCGAACGTGTGGTCGACCGTTGCGGTGTAGTACTCATGCCGCACGTTGTCGATGGGGTCGCGAATGCGCCACGTCCACGCCACCACCTCGCCGTCCACATCCTCGCTGACATCCTGAAAGTGCGCGGTCAAACCGTCAACGGTGTAGGTAAAGCGGCTGCGCGGTGGCTCGTTCCAACCAGGCACGATCACCTTGACCACAACCGACTGCACATCCGTTACGCCGTTCTTTGTGGCAAACAACGACAACTGCACATTGCCCGGTGCCGTGTAGGTGTGCGTGCCGCTCAACTCATAGGAGTAGGTGCCGTCGCCCAGGGTCCACATGAAGCTGTCGCCGATGCTCCCTTCACCGCTGTACTGGCACACGTTGTCGACGCAGGACGCCGCGGGCACCGATTTCGGGCGCTCTACCTCCGCTTCGTTGTCACCCAAGGGCACCACGCCACCAAAGAACGGGCTTATGAAAGGCCAAATTTGCGACATCTTTACCGCGCCATTGGCGCACGTTCCGTCACGGCCGACGTTGCCGAAATGATGCAGGCCGAACACCCGATGATTGGCGTAGTTGGAAACCGGCGCGCCCGACTGACCGCCCTCCGAGTCGCAGTAAAAGCCGAAATCGGAATCCGGGGCACGGCCGTAATAACTCGGGATGTCCACCTGGCACACGCCGCTGGTGTTCATATCACTGGCGCGCAGCCCAGACTGCGGCCTGCCGAGAAGATGGTTGACGATGTATAACTCCTCGTCCTTTTCCGGCAGCGAAACGTCCAGGCCGAGCCAGCCATGCGCCTGCAGCTCGGGGGAGTCGACCACCGTGAACAAGGTGAAATCGTAGGCAAAATCGGTCACCAGCAATTGATCGGCCGGAACCTTGAAGGCGGGGTTGATCGTGGTTCCGCCGCAGGTGGTGTACTTCCAGTCAAACCACACTTCGGAGGCAGCGATTGTTTCCGGCTGGCGCATGCAATGATTGTTGGTGATCATCATGTTGCCCTCACCATAACGCCCCGTGGTACACGAGCCTCCACCAGCGATCAGAAGTTTTCCCACCGGACGGGCGCGCTCATATACCGCCGGCTCGCTATCTTTGTAGCACTCGATGGGCCGGGAATCGTCCACACCGCAGAACGTCTCGGTCGTCGGGTTGTTCGCCTGAATCTGCTGCTCGGTCCAACCCTTGTCCCAACCGACAATGGTCACGTTGCCACGGCCCAAAAGTTCCACAATGACGGTATCGCCCTCGATGGATAGGGCGGCTACATGCTCGCCGTGGCGAGTCATCTGCTTGTATTGCCCGGGGGCGATTTTCCTCACCTCACGGCTGCCACTACAGGTGCCCCTTGGTCCGGGGCTGCAGACCTTGACGGGCGAGCGGACGGCCTCGAAGTGGACCTTGATGAACGTAGCGCCCGGCTCGTGGATGGTGATCGATCGATCCACCACCACCCGTTCGGCGACATGCTCGGCAATTTTCAACGGCTGTTGGGCAAACACTGGTGACGTGAAAAGGGCAATCACCCCGCAGAGCGCGCCAATGTAGGCGGCCCCCACTGTATCGAGCATTTTCAAAGAGAGTTCCTCCTTCCCGTGGGGAGTTGGATTTCCAAATGAAGGGGACCGCCGTTTACCAGACCCGCAAAGCGTCACAACGATCGCGCTCAGCGATCAAGCAATCCTTATACTCACGCGCCTTGGTCAGGCGTTCACGCGCCTCATCGCGGCGTTCGCGCCACTCACGGGTGGGTTGCGGGTTATCTTCAATGGACTGCAAGTTCTGCTCGGCTGCAATCACCAACTGAATGGCGCCGGTAATCAGCACGGAATCGAGTTTTTTGGCGCTGTCCTTGGCCATGTCAGATGTTTCCTTGACCTGTTTCTTGATCTCGTCCGCTTCAACAACCGTCAGAAAGTCGGTGCGGCGGGCGTAGCGTTGATCAGATTCTTCACGGGTGTAAGCAGGGATGTGGTCAGTCCACCAGCGTGAGATCAGGTCCAAGTGGTAATCCACATAGGCGAGATTGATCTGGTGAATCACCAGGATCAAGGGAATGGCACTGACGATTGCGCTCCAAGTCACGTACTTGACCGCCGGGTGAACCCGCCTCTCGTCGTGGGTTTTCTGATTATGCTCCAATTGCCGCGCCCCTTGCAAAAGTGCTTGATTTAGCCAATTTATTCTATTTTAACATGTCAGGCACAGTGTAGCAGCAATACAAGCCTCATGTTAGGGGCTGCCGCCGATCGGGCGCTTGCCGTTGGGGGCGTGCTTGGCGGCGAGGAGGATTCTCATGGCATTTTCAGCCCCAGTGCCCAGCCCTTTTTCGCGGCACCAAGCACCACCGAATAGTTCAGGGTGAAGCCATCGGCGTCCATGCTGTTCAGTGACGCAGCAACGGCCCCCGTCCCGCCCTCTGTACCATCACCAAGTCTTAGTGCAGCCGCCTTCAAATCGGAGTTGCCTGTAGTCAATCCGTCGTCCGAATGGCACCAACTCGCCGCCCATTCGACGGTGGAATTGAAAATGAAAAACCCACTACCGCCAGCTAGGGTTGTCGATCTGGAAATGGGGCTGGCAGGATTCACCGCCTCTTGCGTTGTAACCCAACCCATCACGGCATCTGGCCTGAAGCCCATTCCGGTGTACGCTTGATTACCGGTAACAGTAGGTGTATCGACGGGGATCAGTCCTATCTGCGCCCCATCGATTTCGATGGCAATCCACAATACTTCCCGGCTTGCGCTGGGGTCCGTGTCCATGTTGACAGTAAACCCGTCAGCATCAAACGACGTAAACGATACCTTCCACAACGCATTGCCGGTAACCGTGGAATACAGGCTTAATATGGCATCGTCGCGGATTGCCTGATTACATGCGCCGGTTGCGTCCCCGTCTACCGCGCCAAGATGAACGGCGGCCTCACTAGTTCCGTCTGTAGCACCAAACCCGAATATTCCGGTTGTTTGATTGCCTGCGGCATTATTATCACCCGAATTACTCATTAGAATCAGGTCTGGCTCAAACCCAAGTCCTGTAACGGACCTTGACCCTACTGCCCCATCCAACTCTACCCGTCCACAGGCTGCCGACACAGCGCTCCCGTAGAAAAACCAAACGACGCCAGCAAGGGCAAGTGCGGGGGCCACGGTGAAGTTAAGGCGCACGCCATCCGAGATAAACGATACAAACGAAGCCCGGCTTAAAAGATTTGCGTTCTCATCGAGCAAGTGGCAAACAGCACCGGCATTCAGTTGCCTTGCTGAATTTGAAGCTGCTGAATTGTTCGCTGCGGACATTGAGGAACTAATTGAACTTGTTGCTGTACAGGCAGAAAGCCCAATGTGTACCGTGCCGCTGTGGTTTGGGTCTTGCGAAAACCTGTGTCCGGTAAGCATGAAAATCGCTAACTTGGGCGTTGCTCCGCCGAGGTCAGCCGTGATATCTATGTTGCCCGTCGAGGTTGGACAGGAAAACTCGATAAAGCTAACCGGCAGGCCGCCACCACCATCACTGTACAGCGGGTAGGTGAACATTACTGACTGTCCAGAATACCCAGCGTGCCGTGCAGGTTGCCACTGGCGTCCGCCATGAAACTCAGAACGTCCACCGCACCGGCGTCGGTTGAAAGCGTCGGCGCCACCCCACCCGCCCACTTGAACACCGAATTCCATGTCGCCGTGTGGCTACCGGTGCTCTGATACAGGAACAGGTTGTAGGTGAAGCCGGGAATGATGCCGGTCGGCGCCGCGATGGTACGGTTGCCGCCCAAGGTCAGTTGGAACACATTCCCCACCGACATGTCCCACGCCACAGTAGCGGCGTCGGTTAAGACGGTGATCGCGCTGCCCTGCGCCTTGGTGAAGGCGTTTGACTGGTCGATGCGGGCATATTGCGGGTTGCTGGTAACCGGCGCCCCGGACTGCAGCTTGATGTCGTCCAAAAGGAAACTGAGCGTTCCGGCCCCCGCCGCCTCGACCTGAAAGCGAATCCGGTTGAACGGCGCGCTCGGACTGAAGTCGGTCAGCGGAATCTGAATCAACTGGTAATCCGCCACATCCGCCGCGTCGAAGCCGTACTGGTTGGGCCGCAGGTCGATCCAGTCGGAGACCCGGTTGGCCGTGTCGTACAGGGCAATCCGCAGCCGGTTGCGGGTGGTGGTGCCCGCCACGGTGTTTTTGATCGAGAAGAACAGCGCGTCGAACTCGGACCCGGCATGGCTGACGCTGTCGGTCAGGGTCAGGAAATCGGCATCCCCGGCCGCGTCGAACAGCACCGCCTTGGTGTCGGTCTGGGGGTCGGAGGTGTCATCCGGATCGACGGTGGCGCCGGACTCCGCACTGGTCCATTCGGTATTTTCGAGGTAGACATCCTCGTTGCTGACATTCGATGGTGTAGTCGCGCCGGTCGCCACCAGCACGAAGGTCACCTCGACCTGGGTGTTCGGATCGGTCTCCGGCTTGACCGGGTCAGCGGCCGCCGTCCCGGCCACCACATCGGCGGTGCCGTCGATATTCACCGCGATCACATCGATGCGTGGATTCGAGCCGTCAGCCGCGCCCAGCGTCACCTGCTCGGCCGCGCTGGTGTACAACTGGCCGTCGATCGAGAAGATGCAATCCGAAACTTGGAAGGTCAGGCCGGTCAGCCACACCGCACTGCCGGAGATGAGTTGATTGCCGAGCAGGTTCTGGGTGACGTACTGCTCGACCACCTCACTAACGCCGCCGCCCTTGCCGCCGCCGGGAGGGATTACCGAACTGAACATGTCACGCCTCCGTCAGTTGGCCGAGCCGCGATTGGCCGGATTGCCGCGAATCTCCCAATCCAGGTCGGGACTGGTACTTCCATCCAGCGTGCCACGGACATGGGTGTCGTTGCCGAAGAAGGCGTTCTGCATGTGGTTGGCGGTGAAGGCTTGCTCGGTCTCGCCGGTGGAGCCCGAATAGATCGAGCGCCACGCGCCGTCCATGCCTTTGTGCTGCCAGGTCAGAGTGCCGCCGCCGAAATCGCCGATCGCCCACAGAGTACACCAGCCGGTGCAGAGGATTTCGGTGGTGGAGCCGTCCGCATCCAGCGTGCCGTTGGCCTCGCGCGTGCTCATTTCTTGCTCCCGGCTTTCTTGACGACTTTCTTTTTGGCCGCCTTCTTCTGGACAACCTTCTTCGTTGCCTTCTTCGTCGCCTTACGGGCAACCTTCTTCACCGACTCGCCGTTGGCGCCCGGTGTATGCTGATGAATCATCCGCATGGGACACCTCCTATCAGGTCAGGACCGGGTGACCGTACATGGTGATGATGAATTGACCCGCCGTGTAGGCCGCCGCCGTGTCGCCGGTTCCGGCCGTCAGGTAGAAGTAGTGGTTGGCGGTCAGGCCCTGCACGGTGTTCGAAATCACCTGCCCGGCCAAGGCATCGCCGCCGTTGATGCCGTAGGTGGTGCCGCCCGCGCCGTCGTATTCCAGCGTGCCGCTGGAGTTGGCCACCAGGTTCACATCATCGTCGCCGCCCACCGGAGTCTCGACGCAGACCATCTCAATCGCGTAGATGACGCCGTTGCTGGCCACCACATTGCGGCCGATGTAGGCCACACCACCCGCCGCCAGGCCGATTACATCGTTGGCCGTCGCCACACTGGCCAGACCCGCCAGGTCGATCTTGATCTGGGTGATGATGACGCCATTCTCGGTCCAGCGCCGGGTGACCGGAGCCACCCCGGTGCCGATGGCGCCGGCCGCATGCTCGGCGGTAACGGCGTCGGTGGCCATGGTGGCAGCGACCAGATTGCCGCTCTCGTCAACGATTTCGGTGACGGTTTCGGCGCCGGTATTGGGATCAACGGAAACGAACTGGATGCCGCCCTCAGTACGGATCGGCCCAGACCAAGTGGAATTCGCCATGCTGTAGTCCTCGCATACGAGTCGCCATCCGGTCTGTATGCAGTCGCCGGGTCGTCCGAATGGCTGAGGTTACCCCGGAACGGCTTGACTATAGCATGTCAGGGAGAAGAGTGTTAAGTGTTCGTCGTAAACAGCCAGCGTTGGTGGCCGACGCCAAAAATTCGCAGCCACCCAGCAGCCTGACAAATCTCACGCTCGGATTTCTCCGGAGCATAGAACTTGCCCAGTACGGGGTGCGCCGCCAACCTGTTCTTGCGGGTCCGGTATCTGGATACCCGCTCAACCTTGCCCGACGGAACCCACCAATAATCCGGCCCTGTGATACCCAGCAATTTGAATCCACATGCCTCATACAGAGAGCCGTCCCCATACCGAAGGTCACAGTAACTGATAAGGCGTTCCGCACCGGAATCAGATAAAAACCGCTTCAGTATTTTGGAAAAACCGCCCACCACGCGATTCTTTGATGCATAGCGAATATGTTCCCACTCACTCCACTGGTCCGGGCGCCCGAGCGCACGCTTACCGAAGCTGGCCACCCCCAGCAAATCACCCTGATGCGTCAAGCCATAGTGCAACATCGTGTTTGCAAAGCCGTCAATGTGATGAGCCTCCAAAAACTTTCTCGCCTCAAGAGAGTCCAGACGCACCACTTCACATTTACGCCCCATCACCGACGGTGACCGCCCGGTAATGGCATCAATTCTGCTCAAGACGATCGGCCGCTTGTCCGCCCACTCATCCTCAAACACCTGAATCAGTCGAATACCCTTCTTCTGGGCACACTCCCACTTGTCCCGATGATGATACTTCGGCAGCTTTCCTTCGGTATGCCAGTGCAGTCCGTGCAACTCAATCCCAACCTTCAACTCATCGATATACAGGTCAATCTCACGACCATCCAAAACCTTCGCCTTGCGCGCCACAGAAAACCCGGCATCCGCCAAGTACTCACCCAGTTCAGACTCCCATTTTGGGTCATATGCGGCACATCGGGGGCAGCCCTGCCCCGCCAGATGTTTGTGCGCATGCTGGGTGAATTCGCCATGCTTGGCGCAAATGATGCGTATCGACTTGCGCGAACCAAGGTAGGTCTCGTCAGGGTATTTATAGCGCCCGCCATGCACCGTTCTGCAGTCGTCAAAAAAATGCTCTTGAGTATTCCTGATTTTTGCGGCTGGCGCCAAGGCACGAATGTGATGAACACGCTCTTTCTTTCGCTCGGTTTCGCACAGACCGCAACCCTGCTTGGCGTAGTAATGCTTGGCGGCGTTTATGGTGAAATCACCGTGCGACGGACATGTCAGCCGAACCCTCGATTGCATAGTCTTGAACGATGACTCGTCGTACCGGTATTTGTTCCCGTGGAATTCGCGCACATCCCTGAAATAGTGCTCAGGCAGCATGCGACGATTTTTGCCACGCTCGTCATGCCCACACTGCGGACAACCCCGTCCCTTGCGAAACTGCGCGGCATACTGACTGAACTCGCCATGATCTGGACAAATGACTTTCTCGATCCGCGCCAAGGCGCCCGCATACACCGCTTGGGTGAAGTCAAACCTATCGCGAACGGAATCAGGAAATGCGGCAACAACTTCATTTAGAGTCTTCATGAAGCAATATTTGCATATTGCCTTTCCAGTGTCAAGCTGTACACGAGATTTCCGGTATCGAATGGCGTTAAAGTGGCACCACTTTGGTAACAAAAAGCCCCGCCGAAGCGGGGCTATGATCTAAAAAAATGCTTACGAATCAGCTACTAAGCGCCGGCTGAACCGTACATTCCGAGAGGGTCGCTCACGCCGAAGCTGAACCTCTCCCTCGCTTTATATTTGACGTTTCCGGTATCGAAGTCGCCTTCCATTGACGTACTCAACGCAACCCGCTTAAAGTGCTTCGCGCCGTTGGGCACATCCGTCTTCAGGAACCACGCATCGGGGTCCGTCAGGTAGTGGTTGATGGTATAGCCGCCCGGAATCGCGTTGTTGCTGCGCAGGGCGTTGATGTCGTTGTCCGACGTACCGACCCGGCCTTCGGTTTCCAGCAGCCGCGTGGCGGTGAACTGGAGCGCCGAGGGGATGATCAGCTTCATCGGCCGGGCCGCGATCAACAGGCCGCGCTGGTCAGTGAAAGCCGCGATATCGATCACCGCCTGCTCCAGCGAAGTTTCGTTGAGATCGGCTGCTACCGACGGGGTGTTGGACACGGTACCGCCACCGATCTGCGTGTGGCTGGCCGAAAACAGCGCCACGCCGTCACCCGTGACAAAGGCTGAGAAGCCGTTGTTCAGCGGGTAGGCTGCCTTGACCTGCTTGGTGTGCGCCATCGAGCGCGCCAGCGCCTTGGTGTAACGCTTCGACACCGATTCGTACAGGTTGTCTTCCATCGCCTCTTCGGTGATGGAGAAGCCCAGTGCGATGGTCTCGTGGTTGTAGCGCGCCGTGTAGGCTTCCTGCGCCTGGTCATACGCGATCGCCGTACCTTCCGGCTTGACCGGTGCCGCCTCGAAGCCCGACAGGGCCTGCTCTTCCTCGAACGACCGCTCGGAGTTCTCCACGTCGTAAATGGCGAGGTGCTCCTCCGGGTAGGTCCGGTAGGTCAGACCAAACAGGGCGTTCAGGCCCGGCAGGAGTTCTTTCAGCATCTGTGCTCTTGAGATAGCCATGCTCAGTTCTCCTTACAGGCCGACGGGCGCAGTGTAACGATGCGCCGTGGCGTTAAATGCAACCAGCACGTCCGGGAAGGCGTCGGCTGGATCGGACACATGCGCCACGATGCGGAAAGCCCGTGCCGAGGTCTGGACGGTTGCATCGAGTGCAGAGGTGGAGTTGCCCGTGGTCGTCGAGCCGGTGCTGGTCGATTGCACCGCTGCGAACGTGGTGTTGGTGCCGATGATGGTCTGCGCACCGGTCCCGTCAAGCTGGGCCTGGAACAGCACGAACGGATCATCGATCACAAACGCCTTGATCGCGGTGCCGGTCGGCGCAGCATAGCCGGTCGGGTAGTAGGGGGCGTGGATCAGTTGGCCCTGAGCATTCACATACTCACAGCCCATGAACACACCCAAAGCGCCGATCGAGGAACCACCGAGGTTGTTGGTGGTCAGATCGGCGCCGCTTGCGGTTGCCAGAGCGACGTAGCCGTCTGCGCCCAGAATCACCACCTGACCCGTGAACAGGTTCGTTGCCTCGCCTGCGGGGTCAATCAGGTACTGGGAAACAGCGCCAGCATACGGCATTCCGTCGAGCCGCTTGACGGGACGAAGCCCGTAAGGAGCAGCAGAAGATGCCATTATTTAATCTCCAAACATGTTGTCAGTACGAGGCTGCTCCCGAGGCTTTTCCTCAGTTGCCGCCCCTGCCAAAAGTGGTGCGCGTGCTCCGCTCCGGTTGCAGGATCGGCATCCGCGAATCTTCTTCACGAAACAGGTCGTTGTCCACTGCCCGCATCTGGTTCGCCGCCATCTTCTCGTAGTACGCCTTGCGCTGGTTGTATTTCTCAACCGGCATGCGGCACAGCAACAGCCCGCCAATCTCGATGGAACCCTTGAACTGCGCGTTGCGGTCCGTCAGTACCTGGCATTCAGGATACTCCGATGCCGCTACCGGCTCCCACCCCTCGCGCAGCCGGCGTGAGATATTGGCGTTGTCGATGGCGTTGATGTTCGCCGTGCGGACCCAGCGATGCACCCAACCATCTCTCGGCTGGGGGGTCGGCAAGGTGCTCGGCGGAACCCATGCGTCACTGGGACGCTGGGCAGTGGTGCGGTCGTCGCTCGACCGGGGTGTGCGCTGATCGGTCATCATTGACCTCCTTTGGCAACTTCTGCTGCGTACTGTTCAGCGGTTAAGCCAAGTCGCTTGGCTAAATCAACTTGGCGCTGCGTCAGTTTGATGGTCTTGCGCGAGCCGGGGTTGGTGCGTCCGGCCGGTGCGACCACCGGGTTTGGAGAGCGCTGCGGGGCACTGACGGTTGGCGTTCCATCGCCTGACTCCGCATCGAAATAGTTGGGGAAGCGCCGCTGCACCTCCTCGTTTAGCCGCTCGAAGTAGCGGTCCGATTCGGGGTTCAAGCCCTCGTCGGCCACCAGTTCCTCATGCACGAGGTAGGCGTAGCGGGTCATCTTCCGGTGGGCCGGGTCGTCGAACCAGGGGTTCTGTTTCACCCAGGCCAACGTCTTATCCGACGGCTTGGGCACGTTCGGCGTAAAATTCTGCGGGGCCTGCCGGGGCGGCTGCTGCGCGAACGAATGCGCCTGCTGCTGCTTGCGGGCCTCGTAATCGGCCTTGTAGGCCGCCGCGTATTCCTGCTCGCCCTGCGCCCGGATGATCTCGCGCTGGGCCGCAATGATGGCGTCGGTATCACCTTCCTCGTAGGCTTTGCGATACTGCGCCTCGGCATTTTTGGCGGACGCTTCGGCAGCAGCCGTCATTTTTTCCACCAGATAGGCTTCGCCATGGCGGATGGTCTGCTGCAGCCCCTGGTTGCTCTGCCAGGTCTGCCGGGCGAAGTTCTCGACCTCCTGCTGGATGCGCCGGGCCTCCTCGCGTTCCCGCTTGGCTTGCTCGCGCTCCCAGGTCAGGGTGCTGATCCGTTTCTGCACCTTCTCGCTGAGGTGTTTCTTCAGTTCCGGGTCGAAGTCATCGCCGAAATCCGGCTCGAAATCTTCACCCTCGACCTTGGCCGGGGGCTTGTCTTTCGCAGGCTCGGCCTGTGGTTTCGGCTCGTCTTCGACGACGATTTCCGGCACGGCCTCCTCGGCCTTTGTTTTGGCCGGTGGTTCGGTCAGGTCGATTTCGTTGCGGACGCCGAAAAACCGCTCCTCCCGACTGGTGGCTGCCTCGTTCATACGATCACCACGCCGCGCGGGTCTTCCACTACGCCCTCAATTGAATCGTCAGGTTTCATACGGTATTCGACACCATCCACCTTGAAGCGGGTGCCGGAATACGCCCGCATCAGCACCCAGTCGCCCACCTTGCACCACGGACCCGACGGAAAGCGCTGCGGGTCTTTGTAGGCGTCCGGACCCATGTCCATGACATGTCCACAAATAGACGCCATGCGCTGATTATCCACAGTCTGCTCAGCCAATACAATCCCGCCCTTGGTTTTGGTCTCCACCTCGGGCAGGGCAATCAAGAGGAAATAACCAGTGGGACGGGGTAGGTTGGTGGGCCAGCTTTGCGCCAGCCGCTCATGCAAGTCTTGCACTTCCGCGTTCATAATGACCTCATTGCGCCGGGTAAGCGCCCGGTGTCGCTGGCGTCACCCGATGTGACGAAACTATTCGTATTCTTCGACCTTGCGCCGCAATTCCTTGATCTCGCGGATCACCTCACCCAGCGCCCGGATGTAGCCGACCGACTCGCGGTACTGAGCATAATCCTTGGCGCCGCCATCACCGCTGGCCACCAGTGAGGCTTCGCGCCGTTCGGTCGCGTAGCGCTGCAGCACATCGAGAACGGTATCAGGCCGCGACATCCTGCCGCTCCTGGTCCGCCTGGTCCATGACCTTTTGCGCCATCTCCAGACCGATGCGGATGCCTTCCATCTGCTCCTTTGAAGAGATTTCCCGCTCGCCCATTTCGGCGCTCAGGCCCATCTCGACGAACTTGGCCATCAACTGGCCGATCTGGGTCTTGCCCTGCAGGCCCAGCCGCGCCCAATCGAGTTCGGCCTTCTGCGCCGCCTTCAGCATGTCGCCCATCATTCGGGCCTGATCGGCACGGGTCTTGCGCTCGATCTCGGCTTTTTCGTTCTCCAGTTTCTGCTGCTGCGCCTGGATCACCGGGTCTTCCTGCTGGCGCGCGTTCTCTTCGGCCTGCGCCTTCTGTTGCGCCTTGCCGGTCAGTTGTGCAGCGGCCGGCGCCACCAGACGGCTCAACCGCAGTTCGATGTCCTCAGGCAACGGCTGATCCGGCGGCGGCAGGTGAACACCGAGTTCCTCCTCGATCTTCTGCCGGTAACCCATTGCCACATGTTCCTGAATGTGCGCCGCCATCGCCGCCATGATCGCCGGCGCCTGCGGACTCTGCTCCAGCAGGCTGACGATCTCGGGATTCTGCAGCGTCGCCATATGCACCTGGATGTGCGCCTCGTGATCCTGATACTGGAACGCCCGCACCGGCTTGCCGGTGATGATCGACATGTCCTCGGCCACCGGCTCCATCGGTCCCATGTCATCCTCCGAGGGCAGGATATCCTCGACATCCTGCAGGCCCAGCGCCGTCAGCATCTGCCGGTGCAGCTTGCGCATGTCGTAGAGATGTGGAGCGGTCTGTGCCAACTGCAAGGCCGCCTGCGCGGTCAGGATGCGCTGCGCCATGGTGCCCGCGTTGGGATCGCTGACCGGGATGATGTCCACCCGGCCGTCGAAGTCCTGACGCGGCGAAAATTGCTCGTCGTTGCTGGCGTAGGGATACTGCTCCGGACCGTATTCGCCGATCAATTCGGCCAGAATACGCAACTCGCGACCGATCGCGGTATGCACGCGGGTCTGCACCGCGCTGATGGTCTTCAGGGCGCGCTCCAGGATGGCCAGGGTGGAGCCGACCGGCGCCTCGTTGTTCATGTCGGAGGCTTTCAGGTCAGCGGCCGAGGCGAAGCGACGGCCCGTCTCGACCAGATCGCCCAGCAACTGGTACAGCACCGCCGAGGGTTCCTTATACGGCAGCGGCAGCAGGTTTTCCTTCAGGGTGCCCGCCGGTACGTCCGCATCGCGCCACTCGCCCGGCATGATCGGCTTGTTGTCATCCGCGATATTCAAACCGCGCGTCTTGAACCCGGCCGGGATGTTGGCCAGCGTGCCCGCATCCACCAGTTGCCGCAGCAACGAGGTGGAGGAGCGCACCAGACCGCCGATCAGGTGGGCCAGTCCGTAGGCGTAGAAGCTCAGGCCGGGGATGTACTGGTAGTGGACGAAGTGCTCGCGCTTGCGGAAGGCCGCGTCGTTTTCGCGCCAGTTGCGGCGGATGCCCAGAATCTGGCCGGAGTCTAAATCCAGCGTGATGACATAAGGCAGGGCGAACTTATCCTCGAAGCCAGGCAGGTCATAGTTGACGTGCATCTCCAGCAGGTTGTACACATCGTCCGCCGGGCGCACCTCCTTCTGTCCGCTGAGTTCCTCCAGCTTCTGCTTGACCTCGTCGACGTTGTAACTGGGCGCCGCCTGCAGTTCGATATCCAGGTAGAACCCAGCCGCCTGCTGACGATCCAGCCAGTTCTTGGTGCGGCGCATGACATGGGTGATACGCTCGGCGGTGGTCAGGTCGTCAGCGCCGTAATTGACCACCAAGTCCTCGGGCGGCACATACAGGCAGCGCTGGCGCTGCAGGGCCGGGTCGTGGTAGACCTTGCGGAAGGCGGAGCCGGCGATCGGCAGCGCGAACAACAGCCGCTCGGTCTCGGTGCGGTACTCCACCATCTCCTCGGTGGCTACATAGTTCATGTAGTCCTGAACCCGGTGTCCCTGCTTGATCTTGTCTTCGGTTTTGGCACCCTCGATCTTGGCCTTGGCCGGGCCGCTGACCGGGAACACCTCCATGATGGTCTGCGACTGGAAATCGACAATGGATTCGGTCAGGAGGGGGTGGAACACACCACAGGCGCCGTCCCACGGTTCGGTGCGCTCCTCGTACTTCAGGCCCAGCAGTTCGAGGCCGTCGCGGTAGGTTTTCTCCCAGTCCGACCGGCTTTCGCGGTCATTCAGGTAGGCATCGACCAGTTCGATGGCGATCTTCTGCAGATCGCTGTCTTCCATGTACTCGGCCAGGTTGGCGCCAAAGGGTGCCTCCAGACGCTCCTGTTCTTTCAGTCGCTCGGGGTCAAAATCGACCTCGACACCGCCGTCTTCAGTCGGGGTGACGCGGGTGTCGGGACTGCTGACCGGCAATCCAACCGGCATGCCGAACGGCTGCAGGGCGGGGCCGCCCGGCTCCATCGCACGCTCGATGGCCATTAACCGTTCTTGCCGAACTTCAGGCCGCGTGTAGCGGCGCCGCCACCCCGGCATTTGCCGGTTTGGCCACCGGACGCCATTTTCTTCGGCTTGGCCTTGCCGCCGCACTTCAACATCTGCTTGCTTTGCTGTGACCGATTCATCTCGACCTCAATAATAGTTCGCGCTGCGCTTGCGACGCGGCTGATCTTCCAGATCGGTGTCGAGCCGGATGAAGCCGCCATTACGAAACCGGCTCATTGCCATGACACAATTATGCACCGTGCCGCCAACGGTAACATAACTTTCATCTTCCTCGACCCGCAAATTCCATACCTCAAAATCACCTTCCTCCCGATCAACACGCTCTATGTGCGTGCCGATGTATTCACCCGTCACTACCGCGTGGCCGCTGTCTCTATCGCTCCAGTCCAAGCGATACGCCGGCAGGCATTCGCAAATCCGTCCAAACACTTCACGTCTACCGCCGGGCTTCGTGGTACCAATCCACGCCGGAATACCCAAGCGAGCCAATAAAAGGCGGATTCCCCACAACAAAGATGTAGACGTAAACGTGGCTGTTACCTTATGCCCTCGCCGATAACCATCGCCATGCGCAAACCCAGCCACAAACCCGGCAACACAAGCATCCCCGGATGAGAACACCCATCCAGGCACCTTTTTGTTTTCTGCCAAATACCCGAATGTTTTAAACAGCCCAGCAACTGGTGCACTACGAACTGTAATACAATGAACACTGCCATTCTCAGTGACCGTTAAATCCCGCCCAAGATCACGCGCAACCCACCGCTGCACACGTTCAATAGCAAGACGATCACACGACCAATGAACATAACCTCTGGATACACAGCCCTCAGCAGCAAACAGGCCAAAACACCAACCGGCCTCATAATCCAAATCAATAAAACGACCTACCACTATTTCGCGCGGATTTTTCCATGTGCAATGGCTCGGCTGCCGCCACTGCAAAACCAACACATCGTCACGAATTTCCGCTTCTGGGGCATAATCCAGTAAGTCGATTCGTGTGCTCACCGTCTCAGCTTGTTGGCGCGGAAGCACCAAAGCATCATGTTTCACCCGCCGCTGCGAAGTGACCGTTTTTCCGTCCCTCTGGTACGTATACGTCGGGCGCGGCCGCAGGTTCGCAACAGACTCCCAGCGCACACCACGACATTCTTTCGCCGAAACTTGTGGCGCCGCCACCTGCATCACCCGCACCGGATGTTCGCCGGTAATCCTGATCTCTTCCAAGCCTTTTGCTTTCAGCCGATAACAATGATCGGAGCGCCGCGAACCAACACCCAAGACGGGACGAAAACGCCCCTTGTGCGTCATAACCCGATCGCCTTCTTGTATTTCACTAATCGGCACCACACCACGCTCAGTTATAATTCCTGTTTCCGGGGCGAGACATGTGTCCACGTAGTCGTCGTGATCACCGCGCGGGAACGCCGCACACTCCTCTTTCACCTCGTCCGCCCAGCGGGTCTCTGGGCACCATACCATGCCTGATGCGAACATGTCAGTAATAGCGTTGACCCGGTGAATCTTATCATTGGGATCGGCCCGGCTGCCACGGGTCGGCGTGACCACCGTCACCGGCACGCCCATCGCACGCAACTCCTGCGCCAACGGGTCGCCCGACGCCTTGCCCTCGATAATCAATGAATCCGGCTGCACCTCTTTCCAGCGCTGAGCGGCTTTCCGCTTTAGTTCGGGGAATTCCCAGCGGCCGCGCTCAGCATCCCGCAGCATGATGTTGGCACGTTGCTCACCCTTCTCGTTGGGCCGGTAGAACACTCCCCACGAGGTACGCGCCGAGTAGTCGGAAATCTGCGTCTTGCGAAAGGCGGTGTCCCAGCAGTCGATGACGTAGTCGAATTTCGGCGGCTTGTCGTCAGTCCAGATTTTCCACCACTCGCGCTTGATCAGGGCGCCTTCTTCCATCACCGGATTTTGGAGGTACTGGGCGTTCCACTGCGCAGCCGGAAGGGTTTCCTTGATCGCCAGCAACTCTTCCAGCGGCCAGAATTCCGGCCACAACGGTTTTTCGTTGAGGATGGCCGGGAACTCGATAATCTCCCACTGCTCACGCTTACCGCCCGGCTCGGTCATGGCGCGGATCAAACGGCCTTGCACATCCCGCGTGGACCACCTTGTTCCAATCAGTACCATCGCCGCCTTGGGTTGAAGGCGCTGGCGCGGGCCGGAGGTATACCATTCATAAGTCTTGTCGAAGGTGCTTAGGTCACCACCTAAAGCGGAGATATAGTCTTGCTCAGAATGCAAATCATCCATCATAAACAAGTCCGCGCCACGACCCGCCACATTACCACCCACACCGATGGCGAAGTACTCGCCGCCTTTGGAGGTGCTCCAGCGCCCAGCCGCCTTGGAGTCGGCCATCAACTGAGTGCCCGGAAAGACGCGCTGATAAGGGGCTGAATCGACCAGATTGCGCACCCGACGACCAAAGCTTTGCGCCAGGTCGGCGCTGTGCGAGGCCATAATGATCTTGCGGTCCGGGTAGTGCCCAAGGAACTTCGACGGCAGCAGCCAGCTACCAAATTCCGACTTGGAATGTCTCGGTGGAAGCGCGATGATCAGACGCTTCAGACTACCATCAATGACCCGATCGAAAGCGTCTGCGATGACCTTGTGGTGGCGCCCGGAGATGAAGGGCGGCCACATGTACTCGACATAGTCGATGAACTTGCCACGCGCCTTGGCGGCGGCTTCGTGCTCGGCCAGTTGCTTGGCCAGCGTCAGGAAGCGGCGCTGCTCCTCGATCGGCAGCCGCGCCAGGTCGTCAACCGACGGCAGTCGCACGCGGTCCGACGATCAGGTACTCCTCACCTATTTTCTGCAGGATATATTCGGGGGGTGGGCCATCGGTGTCAGGGAACTGGTCACACTCACCATGAATGAGGACCGTGTGATCGTTGTACGTCGAAATCAACCTGATCTCATGGAACCCCACCTTGCGCAAGGCCCGCTTGAGGTTCGACATGCCTTCTTCAGCCCACTGCATCGCTGGAATACGAATGGTGCCGCGCCGACTCATCGGTTGAGCCAACCCACCAGCGTCAGCAGAGCCAGGGCCATCCCGATCAGCAAGCCCAGCAGGCAGTAGCGAACCTGCTCACTCGCTTTCACGGGCGATCCAGCCGAAGTAGCGCGTGTAGAAGGTTTTGCCGTCCTTTTTGGCCAGCCGTTGGTGGCACAGGAACAGCAGGAACAGAGTCAGTACGATGAAGGGTACCGCCACATCAATGAAACCCATCGCCATGTCCACCTCCAGTTCGCTTGAGTGACCCTGCTCAACACCGGACGGTATGTGGGGGGTGCCCGGTGCGGTGAGGAGACCTGCTTGAGCAGGGTCATTCAAGCGAACTATAGCACAGACATGTCAATCATAGCATCAGAGGCGCCCCTGCATGAGCAGGTATTGCTCCAGCTTCAGCCGGTTGCTCAGGGCCTTGACGGCGGCTTCCGCGATGGTGTCGCCGGTGCAATCGCCAGCCACCTCGCCCGCGTTGATCGGGGTGAATTCTTCGCCAGTGAGGCGGCTGACCGCCTGCAGCAGCCGGTTGTACTCCAGCGAGAAATCACGCATGCCGACGATCATACGTCAGTACCATGGACGTTCATGATGGCTTTATTTCTGAGATCCATCAGGGCGTTGCTGGTGACCTTGTCGAAGAGTTCATTCAGCTTGTCGTTGATCGACTCCAGCGATTCGACCACCTCGTCCAGCTTCTTCGCCTGATGCTCCAGGCTGGAACCCGCCTGCGGCTCACGCAAATCGAGCGCCACCTCATGCACCTTGCTGATGCACCACACCAAGCCACGGCTCACAGCGTCACCCGCCCGGACAGCCCATCCAGCCTGCGCCGAAAATCCGTCACCCGGCCCAGTAGGTGGCGCATGTTCCGCAACTGCTCCGTCAGCATGGCGCCTTCAGGCCCTGGCGGAGGCGTTTTCTCGTCCGACTCATTCATCAGCACCGGTTGCAGTGTCTGCATCAGGTGCGCGAGAGTCTTTTCGCAGGCATCCAATTCATCGTTGATCTGATGCGTCAGGTTGTCGAACGTGGTGCTCTTGCTGGCCGGTCCAAGGACTTTGCCACGACCTACAGCGTCACCCACCTGATACGCCTGCTGCGCCTCTGGTTCCACATAATGTTGACTCATTTCTTTCTCCCGTTGTGAATATAGTGTTCGATGGCCTGCCGTAACTCAGCTTCACGCCAACCGTTCCAGCGGCCGCCTTCCCACATCATGATCGCGCCATCTCCGTAAGCCAAGTCGCTTTCGGTCAGCCCCAAATTACTCAAGTCGTACAGGCGGAATGACTGCGGACAGTGAGCATTACCGCTGTGGCGACCGATGTACTCGGTATGCCCGGCGTGGTGCAGCAACCAGAAGTCGTAACCGGGCCGTGAAGCGATCTGACGATGGCGGTGCGGGGTCAGCTTGGTGTGGCCTCCAGCGCCTCAATCTCAGCGTCGAATTTCGTCGGCTCGATCACAGCACTTTCCGCGCCTTAGCCAGCGCCCCTTCGAACTCTTCGTGCGCCCGTATGCTGCTGTTGTATCTGTAGGCGGATTCAGGGATGTAGTGCTTCATGCTCTCCATCCGGCTGATCAGGGAATTTAGCGCCTCTTCCAGGGCCTCCACCCGATCCAGGGTCTTGCGCATGGCCACCACAGAGCCGCGCATGCTGTTGACAGCCGCCTTCTCGGCTTCGATCCGTTCGTTGGTTTTCTCATTCATCTCGGTCTCCTCTAAGATTCCAGTTTCTCGATCCGCTCACGCAGGGCATCATGCAGCGCACAGACCGCATTTTCGGCCTGTTTGATATCCTTCTTGAAGCGGATATCGTAGGCCAGGAGGTACAGCGCCTCGACAATCTGCCGCAGCACAGCTCACGGATCATGACGTTGTCCTTCTCCATAGCGGTCTCCTCAATAACCCACAGAGTAAAGCATGATCGGGTGACTAAGTCAAGCGGTCATCCTGTAATTCGGGACATGTCAGGAAGGGTGGGGTTCGAACACGATCCATGAATCATGGCGCAGGCCCAGCAGGCGAAAACCATGGTGGTCGACCGGCTTGCCCTGCAGGTTCGGTAACCGCCCCTGCCACCTACTGAACAACCAGCCTGGGCGCCACCCCAACTGCCACGGCCATTCATAGGTCCAGCGGGCCTGGGAGCGCCGCACCAAATAGTGCGTACCCTTCACAATCTCCCCAGATGGTATGGGGCCTGCGGGTACGCTGGCGCCTGCATAGCCGTCAGCGCCTCCTCGAACGAGTCCTGCGCGTTTGTGGCCTGCGGCGCGTCATGAATAGCGAGCAGAATCGGTAGGGCCTGTGCCGCATTCAGCGCGGCCTGGGCGAACTTCATCGCGTCGGTGGCGTCCTGGGCCTTGGCGGCCTTGTTGATCAAGGTTTCGATGTTGCTGATGATCTGCTGGCTGTCCATTTGGGTTTTACTCCAAGGAAGTTGACCATTTTGATCATGCACAATCGAGCCGTTGGGTGCCAAGCAAAGCTGAAAATGGTTGAACCATTCGCGCGCCTGCCGCCCCCGAAGGTCCGCCAACACCACGATGCGCTCGAATCGTGCTCCAGCCTTCGCCTGCCCAACCGCATAAGCGCGATGCCCCTCATTGAGGCATGGGTTCAGGGCCTCTACCACACGCTGGGTGTTTGCTATAAATACGGTTGCCTTGCCCATCGGGTTTTACCTCCGAATGAATGAATAAAAAAGGTCGCATCCACACCCTGACCTCATCAGAAAGCGCCACAGGGATGTGCGCTGTATGGCGAAGCCACATCGCAGGATTTGCCAGCCGAAGCTGGAGGAGGTGCCTACGGCGTACAGCGTCCGTCCCTGGAGCGCTTCCCGTTTTGCATGCCTGCGCGACCTTACAGACAGAATAACTCAATCACACAATCTATGCAATACCGCCATCACGGATGCAAACGCTGTGCCAGCAGGGGAAATTCAGAAGAGCGCGCCCAGGGAAAATGGGCGATTGGCATGAATCGTGCTACTTAAGTAGATAATCCGCGCGCGTATTGAAAGCTTTCGATAGATACTTACGAGAGACATGTGACGCAGGCTTTCAGACTCGTTTCCCTCCCGCTGCCCCGAAGCGAAGCGGGAGGGGCTACTTTCTGATTCGTCAGGAACGATTCTTAACGAAAGCCTGTCTGACTCAGGAAGAAAGCTTCAGAAAGATGGCAAGAAAGATGCCAAAAAATCGGAAAATGGTCGAGAGAAATCAGACGAACGGTAGTGATTTCCAGATAAACGGTAACTCGAAAAAAGTTATCCACAGGTTATCCACAGGCTTTGCGGACAAAAAAGAGCCTATTTTTTATGTGAAGGGGTCCTTCGTTGGTACGCTGGGGGAGTGGCTTGCACGCCAAAAAGACGGCGTGCGGCGCCGCCCCCAGGCCCCCCCATGCTTCGCATACATCGTCCATCCCTGGAACGATTTCTGATTAAGTCATCAGGTGATTTAATGAGAAAATCAGTGGGAAATTTTATGGAGAATTTTTTTGGAAAATTTCTGGAAAGACGATCGAGTGTGTAATACAAAATCATCCGATTACCAGATTATACGATGTGAAAACTTGCTGATTACGGCTGTGGGATACTATTCATAGTAGGCAGGAGTCCCAGGCACGAAAGGGGGTCTCCCCCTCCCTCCGGAAACGCTCTGGCCCAACGCCGGACACCACCCACAGACCGTGGCGCTCAGACCATCGGCAGCCTGCCGCAAGGGCGGCCCGGTAGCCTGCTCACGATAGCCCGCAGCGTTCCACCTGGACTATCGTCAATTCGTGAATCGCAATACATGAATCACAGTTCGTGTATGGACAGGCTGACTCAATTGTCATACTTATACGGTCTCACGCTCACCATTTAACATAATGGTTATTATGGGCACAATGACATACTAACGATATCACATGATATCAATGGCTTACGATCAGGCACCTGAGGGGTACCTGATATGCGTACAGTGAAAGGGGTCAATTCAGGTGCTTGTCGTTCTCGTTGACATGTTCAGCAGTAATCAGAGCGGGGTCTACACGTTCATCCTTGGTGGCTTCCGCATGCTCCAGCTTCGCCAGGACGGCAGCCATCTCGGCACGGATTTGCTTGGCGTCCTTGGCGTCGTCAGGGTCACCAAGGACCACATCCTTGAACATGCCCTGAGTCTTTCCAAGTAGCTCCGTAGCTCTGATTTTCTGGGCATCTGCAGGCGTTGCGTGCTCGGCAAAATGCTTCAACCGCTGGCGAACGTAGTCCGTCTCAGACAGGGCAGAGGCCACTACCGCGCGCTCCGCTTCTTCCTTCAACTGCATCACCATAGCGGTGACATCGCGGCGCGCCATCAATTTACAGGCTTCATTCCTCACGGTAGCCGCTGCCATATTCCCTGTGGTATACGCGCTGCGGTAGGCTTCGGCCAGTGACACCTTACCGGTCGCTACAGCCCGTGCGAACGCTTCCTGTTTCGGTGTCATCCTTCGATTTACTCCTAACCCTTGCCGGTAGCATCATCCTACCTTGCCCCGAACATGTCGGCAACAGGCTGCAGCCTGTGGATAACCTGTGCGCAACCTTCGCTTCAGCCCGCTTTTGCTACCGCTCGTCGTTATGACATGTTGACAGGATCACGCAATCACCTATGCTTGGCTCGTGGCTACCACAGCACGCCGGGCAACGAGGACCGGCTCACCAAAGCCTGCAGGGGATGCCCCTCCTGACCGAAAGGTCGAAAGGCTCCAGCCAGTACCAGCGCCGCGACGGCAGCCGGGAACGCCATTGGAGGTGTGGCCGTCGATCCCTGACGGGGACCGTGTTGGACGCGAAAGGCGCGAACGCACGGCACATGGACTCGGACCTGAATCGGTCAATCGTTCATCCCCGATCTGCCAGCGCTGCCCCTTGTGGGCTTCAGTAGCGGCACAGTTCCCGGTGAAGGTTCGGCACGCAAGCGGACCGCATGACAAAGCGGTCTCCGGACTAGCCATCCGGGCGTAGGGATTCTGCAGCCTGTCACAGTACGCGACTGGGACGGCTAGAAGGCTGCACCGATAGCGACCACCAACGAGTGAGCACCCCAAACCGGCGGGGCGTCGAACGTGCCGGATCAGGGGGCTGATAAGTGCCCGGACAGACAGAGCCGTGTAGCCGCCCCCTTGAGTGCCCAGCAGGCAAGCCCATCGGTTTACCGCTGTCCATTCAACCCGTAAGGAGTATCACATGTCTGACCGTATCACTCGAAAACAACTGGAAGCGCTCGCGGACCTGCTGAACATTGCCACCAATAGCCCGCCGCAACCGTGGACGCCGACCGCCGAAGGTCCGCGCGCCAACATCGGCAACTTCTACGTCTCCGGCGCCTATGGCGGCTTTTGCCTGCACCGCATCGTCAATGACGGTGGCGGAGTAACAACCCCGCTGTCCATGGGTCACATCCCGGCCCGTCGCCTGTATGAACAGATGCACGCCTACCTGAGCGGCATTGAGTTCGGGAAAACGCTATGAGCCAGCGCAAATTCTGGAATCTGGCCTACCTGGCCGTATTCGCAGGCTTCGGCATCGCCTTTGCCGTGGCCTACATTCTTACCCACTGAGGAGACTGTTATGCATACTCGCTCTCGCTATGAAGGAGCCATCATTACCGACCCGGACACCATCCGCGAAATCAGCGATGCATTCCGGCCCAACGTTGCAGCCTACCCAACTAATCGCCCGTTACCCGGCTCTGACAGCGCGCTTGACCCGCAGGAATGGGCTGAACGTGGCACCTACCAAGGCATGCCATGTGTCGTGTACTACCTGTTTTCAGGCGCTGAAGGCGATGCAGAAGATGCGGCCGATATGCCGTGGGATTCGGTCCACATCGACCGTATTGTGTTTTATTGATGGTGCCTGCCATCCGCGTAATCTCGTCGCCACCCGTCGAAACCCCGGTCCGCCGGGGTCTGCCGGACCCTCGTCCACCCGGCACTGAAGAGACAGGACGCAATCAGGAGTTCATGCCGTGTCAACACGAAAGTTCGTCGAGACCGCTGCCGCGAATCTCATGACCATCGATGTTTCCATCGGGAAAAAGTCGATGGTGTGCAAGATTTCCGGCGCGGTGCGTTCCGATATTCTGGGCAAATTGGCCGCTCAGGGCGAGGTGCTGGAAGGCACCGACTTGACCTTCGGCCTGTTCGGCCCGCATCAAGCCGATTTCAACTTGCAGGTCGTCGCGCCGCGCAACAAGGTGCGGACCTACATCTATGAGAACACCCTGCCCATGACCGGCAGTACCCGGCGCATTGTGCCGGTGTCCCGGCTGCCGCAGTTCCTCAAGGATGTCGCCGCCCTGGTGGATCGAGCCGACGCGGCCATGGCCGCCTTCATGCCCCACTTCGACACCTATTGCGAAGCCGGGCGCAAAGCCGCCGACCACAACGTGCGCAAGTCGGGGGTCCGGGTCTCGGAGCACATGAAATACCCGAGCAAGGCCGCCTTCAAGGATGCCTTCTACATCCGCATCACGCCCCCGGCGCCGCTGCCTGCGGTGGACCTGTCCAAGCTGGGCGCATTGCCTGCCGACCTGGCCGGGCAGATTGCCGACGCCAACGCCGCCCTGCTGGCCGATCAACTGACCGGGGCGAAAGCCGCCGCGATGGATGCCGCCCGTGCGCAGATGGACACCGTGGTTAAGCAGTTGGAAAAAGGCGAACGCCTGTTTCCGTCCTTGATCGAGAACAGCAAGCGGGTGGCCCGCATGCTGCGCGAGATGACCGAATCCTATGACCGCGACCCCGCGCTACTGGCATTGGCCGATCTGATCGATGCGAAAATCGCCAGCGTCAAGGACACCGAAGTCTGGAGGAATTCACCGGAAATCCGCAAGGAATCGGTGAAGGCCGCTCGAACCGTGGTGAAGGGCATCAAGGACCTGCAGAAAACCGCCACCAAGGACGCCAAGGCCGCAGCGAAGCCCAAAGGCAAGGGTAAGGGCAAGGTTATCGTTGGCGGCCTGCTGGGGGACCTGTTATGACCCTCTTCTGCTGGACCATCGCGGTGCTGTGCGGCGTGGGTATCGTGCGCCGCCTGCGCGGCATCTAACATTCAACATGTCAGGAGTATCACATGGCACACGTAAACATCACTTTGCACGAGCTGGACTTCGTGTTTCGAACCAACTTGTCAGCCGGTAGATGGCAGCCAACCATTCTGCTGGGCGCACCGGGCAGCGGGAAAACCAGCTACATCGTTCACCAACTGCGCGCCCTGTATGCCGGATCGCTGGGTTTGGACGCCGATGAGGTGGCCATCCTGATCGAGAAACCGGCCCGTCGCGATGCCGCCGAGATCGCAGGCGTGGCGCTGCCCAGCCGCGACGACGACGGCGAGGTGTTCACCGCCTTCAGTATGTCGCCGGTCATCAAGGCTATTGAACGCACCGGCTCACCCTACGGCATCCTCTTGTGGGATGAAATCGCCGCTGCCCGCGACCCGGAGCAGAAGGTGTGTGCCGATAGCTTCGACCCGCGTGAGCATGCCATCGGTGGCCACAAGCTGCCGGATGGCTGGATCGTCATCGGCACCGGTAACCGGGCCGCCGACAAGGCCGGTTCAAGCCGCCTGATGGCCCACTTGACCAACCGGGCCATGGTGTTCAACATCATTCAGGATGTGGCTGGGCTGGCCCGTTGGTGGCAGGAGAACGGATGTAATCCCGTCGTCATCGAGTGTGCGGTTGCGCAAGCAGACAACGGCTTTTTCGCCGATCGCGTGCCCATCGAGGATGGCCCCTATTGCACCCCGCGCTCACTGGAGGAAGCCAGCCACCACCTGAACGCCTTCATGGCCTCAGCGGAGTTCCAGGGCTTTGTGCCGCCGCTCATGGAACGCATGCTGGCCGCGAATATTGGCGCCGCTGCCGCCCGCACCCTGGCCCAATGGATCGCCCAACGGGACCAGGTGCCGAGTGCCGATGAAATTTTGCGCGACCCATTGAATGCGACCGTGCCCGAACAAACCGGCTTCCAGATGATCGCCGCCAACATTGCCATGGCGGAAGTGCGCGACCATCATTCGGCAACGGCGGTCCTGCATTACATCCTGCGCTTGCGCACCGACCTGCGCGTGCCGATGGCCGCCAAGTTGTTGCGTAAAGCAGCGGTACAGGGCTGGATCATCACCGATTCGGCGGCCGTGGAATTTATCAGCCAGCATCATGAATTGCTGCCGCTGGTGGGTTAGGGAGACCATCATGCATGCGAAACCGCTATTCACCGATACCCATGACCTGCACCGTCATGATCGCTACATGGCGGCTCTGATCGTCCTGCAATCAAAGGCATGGGCCTACTACGCGGTCCTGATCAACACGCCGGTCATCTGGACCGACCGCGTCCCGACCGCCGGGACCGATGGCGCCTATGTCTACATCAACCCGGCGTTTTTCCTCCACCTGCCGAACGATGGCCAGCGGGCGTTTCTGCTGGCGCATGAAGTTGGGCATATCGTCCTGCAGCACATGCGCCGGGCTTCTGTATACAAGGCGCGCGGGTTCTTTCGCCGCAGTATGGGCGCGGCTGACATCCGCTGGAGTCCTGCGCTGTGGAACATGGCCGGCGATTATGTCATCAATGCCGATTTGATCGCGCATGGCATGGAATTCATCCCGGTGGCCCTGCTGGACCGTCGTTTCAGCCGCGATCACCTGGTTGACGAGGTTTACCTGACATTGGCCGCAGAGGATGCCGCTGAAGAACCTGAACCGGACAGTGGCGAGTCGGATGATGCGGACGCCTCAGATGCAACTGATGAATCCGCAGAGTCTGAAGATGGCGCCAGCGCTGCCGATGCCGCCGACGAAAATGATTCTGATGAATCAGGTGCCGCTTCAGAGGGTTCTGACGAAGCCGATGACGAGACCACTTCCGAAGGTGGTGGCACCAGCGGTGCAGAGGAAGCTGAGCCGCAGCCGTCACCGCATGCCGGGCACGATGGGCACTTCGAGCCGCAGTATGACGCCGAATCGCCCGCTGAAGCCGCTCAGCAAGCCGCAGAGGACGCCGCCGAGATTGAGCGGACCGTGGATGAGGTATTGGACATCGCTGAGCGGATGCGCGAGCGTGGTGAATTGCCAGGCGGTGTCGGTTTTGGCTTTACCCGCGCCGGATACCGGCACGGCGAGGCCGGTGAGCCGACCGTCGAGTGGCAGCAGTACCTGTCCGACTGGGTCACCCGGCTGGGCCGCGATGGGGATACCGACTGGTCACGCCTGAACCGGCGCCGCCTGACCCTGTACGGCATCGCCAGCCCGTCACGTAAGGGCACAGTGGATCGCATCGTGTTTTGCGTGGACCTGAGCGGCAGTATTTCACACAAGCAATTGCATCAAGTCATCGACAACCTGGCCGCCTGTATCGATCTGGTCCAGCCGCAATCCGGTGTCACCGTGATTTGGTTTACCGAATCGATCAATCGGATTGACGAGGTGTTCACCGGGCAGGAGTTGCTCGACCTGGAAGTGCCGCGCGCTGGTGGCGCTGAGCAGCCGTCCGTGGCGCTGGATTATCTGGCAGAAAACGGCATCACTTACGACGCGCTGATCTTCTTCACCGATGGCTACCTGACCATCAATCCGGCAAGCGAATGGAGGCGGCTGGCCGCTGCCGATGCACTGGTGATCTGCAGCAGCCCGATCAACGCATGGAACGCTGCGCACATCCGCAGTGCAGGCGCCCGCGCCATCGTCGCGCTGGATCAGTAATCGATTATCAACGCCCCCGGTCCGCCGGGGGCCTACACTCAACGTGTAAGGAGTATCGCAATGAACAACGGAGACCACGCCTACATCGAGCACTGCAGCCAGCATGTGACGATGCGCTTGGCGGGCGCGACGGCTGCATGGCCCTGCGGTGAGAATGCCGCCGACCTGGCCCTGCGCAACAACCCCGAAGGGGCTATCCAGCAGGCGCTAAACTGGGCCTTTGACCTAGGCGCTGTGACCGCTGAAGTCCACCGGCCCGACCAGTCACCGCAAGAGGTGCGACTGGCTGATCACTTTTCATGTGAGGTGTCGCCATGATTTACATTCGACCCTACATTCGCGTCCACCCGATGGTGGGCACCCAGATGGTTTGCGGCCATTTCCGCCATTGGCCGCTTCCGCCCGTCTACAAAGTGAGGAGACGGGCATGATCCTATATCGACTGAGCGGGCGTGTAGCGCCCCACAACATCCCGGCGTGGATCGACCCGGTGGTGGACCCCAACCTGGTCACGGTGCGCCGTGAGGCGAACAAGCTGCGCGCCGACGCCGACAAGAACAAGTTCCTTTACGATCTGCGCTTGCAAAAGCTGACCATTCGCAAGCTGGATCAAGCGGCCGTCATTGAGGCTTTGCGGTGCGATGACCTGTACCGATTGGTCGAGCACTGCGAGACGCTGGACCGTTGGGCGAACGTCGCCGCAGTCGTCTGAAAGAATACAGCGAGGTGATACTCCGCTGACCTTACCCCGGCCCTTCGCGGTCGGGGTTTTTTTGTGTCCGGAATCCGTGGCTTGCGCTTTCTACTCAACTTGTCAGGAATAAGGCGGGCTGGGAGGGGGGATTCGTCAAGCTAGGTCAAGACAGGTAAACGGTTCGCGGACCACTGTGCAGGGATACAGCGAAACGGGCGGATTTTTCCCATTCTGCTGCTGTATTTAAACCTCTTGGAGGAGGTGAGGAATCCACCCCTGATGGATTCCGGGGTCACCGGAGGAAAAGAGGTTTAAATACAGCAGCAGAATGGGAAAGTCAATCCTCCTGCGACGAAGTGAGTGTCAAGAATGGTTATATAACATGTCAGGAACAAGGTGTGAAGCCGCCCCTCACAAGCCTGATGATAGGTCAATTTGTAAGCCAACAAGCCCGTCTGGATTACTCGTTGACATCATCACCTCATGATGCTATCGTCTCTGCATGAACTCAGCCACCCGCAGCCGCCGCCCCTGTCACAAGGCGGGGGATAGGCGGCAAGGAAACGAGAGGAAAAGAGATGTATCCGAGAACCGAATACGAAATGACAGACGATGACCTTCAGAAAATCCTTGAAGCGTGCAAACCGACGGTAGTGATGAAAATCGGCAACTACGTGGGCGCGAGCCCGCAAGAGAACGCCAATAGAGCATGGGCCTCCCTTGGCGAAAAAATGGGGTTTGACTATATGACGGTGCGCCCCATTCCAGGCAAGGGAGAAAGGTATTTTTCTGCCGTACCAAGCGAAACAGCAGAACAAAAAACGGAACGGTTAGCTCGTGAGGTAATGGAAAAGCGGCAAGCTGCAATCACTCGGCTTACCGCTGAAATAGCGGATCGACAAGCGAAGTTAGATGAACTGCTCAAACCCGCATAGGCGGCAAGGAAACGAGAGGAGAGGAGATGTACAACGAATTGCGATCCAAGGATGTGGTTTGCCGCAAGACGCATCAGTGCGTGTGGTGCGCTGAGCCGATCAATAAAGGCGATCGGGCACGTTACCGCGCTTACCTCTCAGAGGGTGATTTCATGGACGACTGGATGCATCCCGAATGCGCGTCAGCAATGGCGGATTTTGGCAGTGAATGCGGTGAGGACTTTACTTTCGATCCGGGCGACTTTGCGCGGGGCAGTAGCATACCGCGATGGGAGGAACCCTGATATGGAAATCATCGGAATCATTTTATGCACTCTGGCCGGAATCGTTGTGGTTATTGCCAGCCAGTTTATTGGAAGGGATAGGAGGGTTTGGTAATGCTAGCTAAAAAACTCCGTGAAATGAACGCCTGTAGTGAGGCTGTCGAGTGGGTAGCTGACCGCGATCTGGCTACCGCATGGGCTGAGTGTGAGCGCAGCGACTGGATGCACTGGTTGCTGTGCCGGCTGGAACCGCCGCAAAACACGATGATCTTGATCGCCTGTGATCACGCGGAACGGGCTATTCCGCACGCCGGTAAATACACGGACCTGTGCCGCTCGACACTGACGATTGCGCGTGGTGTGGTTGCAGGCACGCACACCAAAAAGCAGGCTCTTGCTGCTACTGAGGCTGCTTCTGAGGCTGCTGTTAGGGCTGCTGTTAGGGCTGCTGAGGCTGCTGTTAGGGCTGCTGAGGCTGCTGTTAGGGCTGCTGAGGCTGCTGTTAGGGCTGCTGTTAGGGCTGCTTCTGAGGCTGCTGATGGGGCTGCTGTTAGGGCTGCTGAGGCTGCTGTTAGGGCTGCTGTTAGGGCTGCTGATGGGGCTGCTGTTAGGGCTGCTGCTTGGGCTGCTGCGCGCAAAACCCAAGCCGACATTATCCGCAAATACATCAGCCCGGAACAGGTCGTGGCGTTGTGGGCGGAATCAACATAGGAGGGTGTGGTGATGGATAACGAATCATGCTTGAACTGCAAGTATGAGCCGGACTGGTCAGAACCGACCAAGGGATCGCACCCGTATAGGAGCGGCAAATGTAAATGGAATGAGGTTGTCGTTCCGCCACTGCCGCGGTGTACGTATCTGTGCCGGACATCAATTATGCGGTTCTCTGACGATTCAGGCGTTTTTACCAACTGCCCCGCGTGGGAAGCCAAATGAACCCCATTCACATCATCCGCGACGCCGCCTATAAGTTGCGCATTCTGTTCTGGATGCTATGTGAGCAGGCGAGCATGTGGCACAAAGAAGTGTGGTCCAGCAATCTGGACGTCCCGTATTGCTGCACTGGCCGAGACTGTGCTTGTGAGGGTATGACGGTGCGTGAAGTGTGGTCGCGCCAGAAACCGGATCATAGCGGGGGGGGTGGTGAAACTCGCGCTTGAAATCATCCGCCGCGCCGCCGTCGTCCCATTGAAATGTAAGCGGTTTTTCGGTTTTTTCGAGAATCTCCGCGCCGGCCTGCGCGACGCCGTCGGCCTGATCCTCCTACTACTGATCTGCTGGGTGTGGCTGGCGATAATTTGGAGTGTATTGTGACGATCGACCCCTCCATCCTGTGCCACCCGAATATCCCGAAACCGCTGCACGGCATTAACCCGCGCACGATCTACGGCAAGGATTGGTGGGATGTTGAACGACGTAAAACCTATGCGCAGAACGATTTTCACTGTTCCGCTTGCGGTGTCTATAAACAGGATGCACTGTTCCACCACTGGCTAGAAGCGCACGAGTTCTACTTGTTCGACTATACCAGGGGCTGGGTCATCTTCGACCATCTGGTGCCGCTGTGCCATGCCTGTCACAACTTCATTCATGACGGGCGCATGCGAATGATGGTGGATCGCGGGGACATGTCTCAATCAAAATATATTCAGATCATCAATCATGGGATGGCTGTTCTGAAACAGGCTGGATTGGCGAAAGCGCGCCAAGCGCGACATAACCATCCATCCCATGTCGAGTGGCAGGATTGGCGCATGGTGGTTGACGGCAAGGAATACGGCCCCAGCAGTCCATCGTTCGAAGCGTGGCTGGCTGGAGAATGGCGCAACTGGAGACCGGAACATGACTGAGGTAGAAGTCGAAACCATTGATGGGCGTGAAGTCTGGTATCGCTACACGGACGGCTACGAGCACATCAATTTGGAGACTTTCGAGGTAGTCAAGCACACCCCGAAGGGGGTGTGGCTGAAGATGGGTTTCGAGTGGGGCGACATCCAGAACCGCAAGTTCGTGCTGAAGGATGCCCGTAAGCGATTCGCGTATCCGACCCAGAAGAAGGCATGGAACTCATTCTGCATACGCAAGCGCCGCCAACAGGAGCACCTGGAGCGCCAGTTGGAACAGGTAAAGGCCACCATTGCCTTCATCGAAACGCAGGACGAGGCGCCCACCAGTTCTGCCCCGCACAAAAGCTGGCATTATCGGACTATGCCGTACACCGACTGCTGACATGTTGCTGGTAGCAGAAGTGGAACTGCCGGACGGCACCCAAACCACCATCGAGGTGATGGCGCCGAACCAGCTTGAAGCGGCCAAGCTGATCCAGCAGATGCTGGGCTTCGAGGAGCCGCGCGATTTTAAGATTGCTGACCCGAGGACACCGGTATGAATTTACACGAAAAATTGAAGGTAATGGGCCACAGTCGTCGCTATGAAGTGATGGCCCCACGGGCGACCGGCCGCACCACCCGCATGATGGAAGAGGCTATTGCATTCGCCAAGGACGGGTTGGCGGTTTACGTCGTTTGTTACAGCGTGGATCACGCTAGGGCACTGGAGCGCGAATGGATCGATCAAAAAAAGAACCTTCACATCCAGTTTGAAACCCCTCAATCCATGGGTCCTGGCTGGGACTGGCGCACCCTGCGTAGTGCTGACATGCATTCTAACTGCGTGGTGCTGGTGGACAACTGGGCTATCGAGGGCAACTTCATGACCATGCTGAACATGCTGCGCCGTTGGGATGAGATCAGGTGAGATGCACGCACACGACATGAAGCTTTGGATACTCATCATAGATTGCTGACCCAAGGACATTGGTGAACGATGATCGAGAAAGCTACAAAGAGTGATGTCGATTCAATCCTTGACCGCCTGCTGCTGGCCGACGCCAACAAGGCGCGTGCCGCTGAGGCGCTACTTGATGTTCTACGTCTGCCTGACAAGGACTACGCAGAACTACTGCATAAGCTAGAGAAATTCCTTGAGGGAGAAACCCCATGAAAAAGACCACCCAGAACCACAAAATCCTACGTTTGCTGCAGCATGGCTCGGTCACACCCTTGCGCGCACTGAGTCAAGCCGGTTGCCTGCGACTGGCGGCACGCATCCACGAACTTCGTGCCGTGGGTCATTCCATTCGTACAGATTACATCACCCGGCGTGGCAAGACCTACGCACGTTACTCACTGGAGCAGCGGAGATGATGAAGCTGCCTGCTATGACCCGCATTCGCAAAGGCGGCACCGGCATCCTGTTGGCGCTCACCCTGACCGCCTGCCAGCCCTGTACGGACGACGCAGCGGAAATCTATGCCCGCTATGACGAGCTGCACACGAAATACGCGCTGCTGGTGAGCGAGAAAATAGCGCGAGAGGCAGAGGAGAAAGACTGTGACCGTAATTGAAGAAATCGCAGCCGAGCGTGAGCATATGCAGGCCGCCACAAAACGCTTTATGGGTAAGGTAAAAAAGGGAGAATCATGCTGGTTGTGGAGCGGCCGTAGAAACAACCATGGGTATGGCCAGTTGAGGTTCAGAAATAAGCAGTGGGTAGCAAGCCGGTTCGCCTGGCTTATTTTTAAGGGACCAATACCGGCGGGTATGTGTGTTCTTCACAGGTGTGATGTGCCCGCTTGTGTTAATCCAGATCATCTTTTCTTAGGAAGCCACGCTGACAATATGCGTGACATGAAAAAGAAAGGCAGGGGCCGCGACGCAACAGGAGAAGCTAACAGCCGGGCTAAACTGAAGGAAGCAGATGTGCGCGCGATACGCGTCCTAAAGGGGCAGGTTTCTTATGCCCAAATAGCAGAGAAATTCGGTGTTTCTTCTGGCATGGTCAGCATGATCGTCAACAGACAAAACTGGGGACATCTTGAATGAGCTATCGCCCGCACCCTTACGTGAGGTTCTGACATGACTGAATATCGACAGGTGCCTGTGGGGGCCATTGAAAATGGGCGTGAGTTTATTCGGCGGCTTGAAGAACATTACACTTTTGAGTGTGATGGTGGGCCTCTACGCCTATGCGTGGAATGGGATGAACTGAAGCGATGTTTTGAACACCTCGCACAATACGCAGCAGCCCCCAAGCCCGATGGCGAGCGGGTGTGTGAGTGGGCCATGGTTAGCGGCGGAGGGACTATTTCATACTGGGTGACTGGCTGTAGAAATAAAAGATGGGACAGTTTTCAGCCAATCGGTCCGTATTGTTCAAGTTGCGGCGGCAAGGTGAGGATTAAGGAGAGCGGGGATGAAAACTTGGGGTAATGACAACAAGATTGGCTCTGACCTTGATTACGAAAGGCGCCTCGCGCAACTGACAGCTGAGAATGAGCGAATTGTTGCCGAATCAAAACAGTGCCATGAACAGAATGACAGGCTGGTTTCCGAGCGCATGAAGCTAAGAGCCGCGCTGCGGGAGGTTGGTGATATTGTGAACAGCCTAACTGCTCGCGGCGAGAATGCATATAGCCAGGGGATTTCACAGGCGCGGCAAGATGCGTGCTTGGGTTGGGAGATTAAAGTCGAACGAAACGAATTTGGCAGGGACGAACTTGATGCTCACAACAGAGCGGCAGAATGGCTGGGGCGGCACAGGGCCATGATCGAAGCCGCCGACGAACTCCGCGCCATCCTAGACAAGTATCAGAAGGGCGCGCCCTCCAAATAAATCAGATCACTATGCGGAACGCAGATCGCCAGACCATCATCCGTTTTTTCGTAGCTGGCGAAATCGCGCGCCAGGGTTGACATGTCCATCAGGTATACAAGGTGTTCGCTGGTAATCAGTAGCAATACTACCCGCTTGGTCCAACGTTTCGCTGCGTAGAATGCCTTGCGCGCATCACTCAGGCAACCCACCGGGATAGTCCACCCTTCAACCTCAATGTCGTGCTGCCGCCGTTCAGTGTGGGTGACCTTGGCGACCCCCACGAACTTGTCGTAGAACCACACCTCGATGTCATGGGTAGCGGCGCCGGACACGGCAGGCCGGAGATGCACCTTGCCCAGTGGCATGCGGTTCAGATGACGCAACAGGGCTTGTGCCGCCAGATCGATATGCGCGTCCATCAGAATTGCAAGTCGAAGTCGTCAGGACCATCCTGCCAGTGCTGGTGGACCCTCTGTTCCTGCGGCGGCATGTGGTTGATCTTGACATGTCGGAAATAACGCCCGGTTGGCAGGTCGTAGTCCAGCAGGCAGGCGCCCATCTTGCCTTCCCATTTGAAACGTACCTTCCAGCAATGAATTTCGGTGCCACCCATGGCCGGACGATGCACGGTGATACCGATGTCGGCCTTCGAAAACCAGGCCGAACTACCGCTGATTTGCTGCCCCTTGGGCACCATGTAGGTGCCATCCTCGCGCGGCGCGATTTTGGTCGGGTGGGCGACAAAGAAAATATGCAGGTCATGACTGCGGGCGAAGTTGGCCATGCGCGTCAGCATCTCGGAAATCCATTCATACTCGGCGGCGGTCTTGTCGCGGTGAATGTAGTTGTAGGGGTCCACCACCAACCCCCTGACGCCCAGTCTCATGACGGCCTGCTTGGTGCGGTCCATGATGCTGTCGATGGTGGGTAGGTCGCCGTCCTTCGACTCCAGGAACACGAAATGATCGTTGATGAAGTCGATGGCCGACTGCAGTTCCTGCGGCGTCATGCGCGGCGTGGGGCCGTCGTGGAAGGGCTTACCGACGATCTTTTCGGCCAGCTTGGCGATGTGGATGTAGGGTGGGTTCTCGAACGAGGCGATGGCGAACTTCCAACTGTTGTTTTTCGCCATATTCACCATCACCTGATCTACAAGCTCACTTTTTCCTGCACCTGGATAACCGGTCACGATGGTGAGTCGCCCGGGGTTGATGGTGAACAGGTCATCCACATCCTGCATCCCGGTAGATAGCCCCTTGCTGAGTCCGTGCCGATACACCTCATACAGGCGTCCTGAGTAATCCTTGGCGGTATAGACGCCCTGCAGCGGTAGTGGTTCGGCATCCTCCAGCACCTTGCGCACGATGGTCTCACCATGCAGCTTGAGCACATCGGTCAGGTCTTTGCAGCCTTCCGGGTAGACCGGCCGCCAACACTTGGCGCGGCCCACCCGCCGGGCGATCTCTTCGGCCAGCGCATTACCCGGTGGATCGGCATCGACCGCCAGTACAATTTTCTGCACCCGGTCCAGCAAGCTTTTGGCTTCCCATAGGTAGGCGAATTTCTTGTCGTCTTTCGCCTGTATGCGGTACTCCGATAACTGACTGGGCGCCCCGTTCGGTACGCTGACCGCCTTGATGCCGATGGAAGCCAGCGCGATGGCGTCCAGTTCGCCTTCCACACAAACCAGTGTGTCCGCATCCGGGTCCAACTGGCCCAAACCATAGAATTCACTGGCGGCGCCGTCCTGCGTAAACGCCTTGCGCTCGATGGCCCGCCACTTGATCGCCGAGGGTTGTTCCTTGCTGCCATAGACGAAGCCGATGGCCGGAACTTCGCGCTGGGCGGCGTGGAAATATTTCTGCCCGGCAATGACCGGTGGTATCACAGACAAGTCAGAGAGAATGACGCCGCGCTGCCGAAAGAACTCGATGACGGCATTGGCATCCTGATTGAAGATGGTTGGGATGGCCACCACCTTGGCTTTCTGTAGCGGCGGTTTGAAGTCGTTGTGCAGGCGGGAATACGGGATACAACCCTTGGCGCCGCAGTGATGGCAGTCATACAGCAAGCGATCGCTTTCGGCGGTAATCGAAAGGGTTTGAATATTCTGTTTTTTACGCTGATGGGCGCAGTACGGGCAGATAATGCGACTGTTGTGCCCTTGTTTGGCGATGATCAGTTCTTCGGTTGAGAGGGGTGCGGCGGACATTCCTGACTCCTGAGCGGGCATAAAAAAAGCCGCGATGTCGTGATGACATCCACGGCGTTATCATGTGATTTGTGTTGACACCCGACGGCACAGCGGGTACATTCGGTATCGAACACGCCACCGGCAATGGCACAGTTCATGTGTGTGGACTCCTGAACCACAACGAGCCCCTCTTCACGAGGGGCTTTTTATTTGCTTACCTGAAAGGCCCTGTTTGCATGCCCATGGGGCGTGCCCATCGATACTAGCACCGTGTCATGGGCTTGTCACGCCAGCGCCACGATGCGGATTTCAGCGCGGGGGTTTTCCTTGTCCAAGCCCCAGAACACATGCTTCTCCCTGACTTGTCGGTCATTACCGTAGACCAGGCCCTGCATGGCGTCCAGGATCACCGACTCGTCCAGATCGGGGCGCCGTGAGGCGTAATGGATGGTGATGTAGACCGCCAGATTGCCGCTGAGCAGGGGATCGAGCTTCGGGCACTGCCACTGGAAGACCTTCACGTAATCGAGCGCCTTGGCCGACTTGATGAAGCGTGAGTTGCCGGTCCTCCGATCCTTGACCAAGCGCCTGCTGTTGGCCTTGCTGGCAGGCTCACCGAATATCGTGAACCGGACAACTTCACTTGTTGACATAATTACACGCTTCCGCTATTCTTCTGGTGGGCTGAGTGTACCGACGAGGGACGACATGAGCAAGATGGGGCAATTCGTCGAGACCGCGATTGAAGCGGGCTTCGCCCACTATAACGAACGTGAGGATTACGTCTATGTCCGATTATCAGATCGAAAAAGGGGTGCCGCTGCCCCACAGACTGTCACCCTTCAATCTGGACGATATGGAAGTGGGGGACTCTTTTCTAGTGAAGGTGCACGACAAGAGGGAGCGACAGACAGTAAGCCAACGCTTGTTCCGCTACCGCAAAAATAACTTTCCGAAAGACATTATCTTCGCCAGCATCGACGACAGCACCGTGCGGATTTTCCGTGTCGAGGATCGCGAGTGAAATACACCAACAAGTTCAACCTGCCCGAACCGGTGGTGCGCGCCCTGAGTCATGACGACTACGACAAGGGTGCCTCGAACCGCTCGGTCACCGGCCTGATCAAGGCACCACGCCAGAGCATTCTGGAAAAGGAACACGACGACGAAATCGAGCAGGATGTCTCCGACCTGATCTGGTCGGCCCACGGCAAGGCCATGCACAAGCTGTTCGAAGGCTATGGTGACGAGAACTGGCTGCCGGAGCAGCGCCTGTTCATCGACATCGAGGGCTGGGTGGTGTCCGGCCAGATCGATATCCAGCATGTCGGTGGCGATGATGTGGTCCTGTGGGACTACAAAGAATGCAAGGCGTGGGCGGTGATGCTGGGCAAGGAGGAATGGATTCAGCAGCAGAACTGCTACGCCAAACTGGTGCGCGATGTGAAGGGCTACAACGTGGTCGGCCTGAATGTACTGGCCATCATCCGTGATTGGTTCTGGCGCGATGCCAAGACCAAACGGGACTACCCACCGGCCGGAATCATCCCGGTGCCGTTGCCGCTGTGGACCCCAGAGCAGGCCACCGACTACATGGTCGAGCGGGTGCGCCTGCATCAGGCCGCCGAGTTCGACCGGCTGACCGGCACGCAACTGCCGTTCTGCACCCCGCACGAGCGCTGGCTGAAGCCGACCACCTACGCGGTGAAAAAGCCGAAGAACAAACGGGCGCTGCGCGTCTACGACACCGAGAAAGAGGCGCTGGGCCACATCAACAATTCCGAAGACAAGCTGATCATGGAGGTGCGGCCGGGCGAGGCGACTCGCTGCATGGAATATTGCCTTGCGGCGCCGTTCTGTGATCAGTATCAAGCCGAACTGAAAGCAACCGAGGAGACCACCGATGGCGACGATTCTTGAGGCATTGCAGAATGCCAACTTCAATCTCAATGAGAACCCGGCTGCGGGCACCTTCGCCGAAGTTCTCGGCAAGGCGCAACTGCGCAATGCCGTGGTCATGCTGGACAAGGGCTACGGCCTGTCCACCGACATCGAGGCAATGTTGTTGCAGCACCGTGACCTGTCGCTCGTTCCGGAGTGCGGCGCATGATCATCGGTGACGGCATCTATGTCGAGTGCGCCAACTGCGCCGACATCGCGTTCCTGCCCTATTCTTCCGAGAACCGCGACACTGTAGTCACGACGCAGGTACGTGACTGGGTGACGCGCGACGGCATGCCGTGGTGCCACAACTGCGCCTACGCGGTGGATGAGGCTATTGCTGACAAGTTCATAGCAATGGAGGCCGCCGCACAACCCTTCGAAGACCTACAGGAGTCCATGTAAATGACCGGCATTCATCAAGCCATGACCAACGTCATGCGCAAGGTCGTCGCCATCGGCAAAGACCAGAAGAACGTGCAACAGAATTTCAACTTTCGCGGCATCGATCAGGTGTACAACGGACTGCACACCCTGATGGCCGAGGAAGGCATCATCACGGTGCCGCGCCAGATGGGTGAAGTCATCCGACAGGAGCGGGTAACCAAAAGCGGCGGGCTGGTCGCCTTCACCGTGATCCAGATGTGCTACGAGTTCTACCACCAGGACGGCAGCCACCTCACCGTGGGTCCGGTCATAGGCGAGGGTATGGATTCCGGCGACAAGGGGTCCAACAAGGCCATGTCGGTGGCGCACAAATACGCCCTGCTGCAGACCTTCATGATTCCGACGCAAGAGATGGACGACCCGGACCGCGATTCATGGGAACTGGGTGCCGGTAAGCCACCTGCTACTGATGCGTGGGGTGATGAAACTTTCAAGGATGAGTGGGGTGATGAAACTTTCAAGGATGAATGGAGTGGAAGCCCCGCAGGTGATGTGTGGGGTGATGAACCGACGCCGCAACCGGTGCCGCGCCAGCCTCATCAACCACAGCCCCAGCCGCGCGGTCCAAGCGCTGAGATAGACGGCCAGGTCATCTACATCGAGGATGACGCAAGCGCCGCCGATGTCACCGACTTCATCATCCGCATGGCCTACAACATGCACGGCGGATCGATGGAATCCCTGACCGGGTTCTGGCACCAGAACAAGCAGGTCATCGATTGCCTCGATGAACATTTCCCGCACGACTACGCCCGCCTGAAGCAGGCGTTCACCGAAGTCCGCAACCAACTGGAGAACATGTCATGAGTAATTATGTAGAAGGCCCGAAAGGCAAGGGCGCCCTCTTTGTGCGGCAGAAGCAATCTCCGCAACAGCCCGACTACGGCGGGTTTGTCGAACTCACACCGGACCAACTGCGCCTGCTGGTGCAGATGTCGCAGAGCGGTCAGGAAGCCAAGCTGCAAATCTCGCTGTGGAAAAAGCGCAGTCAGGCTGGCCAGCCCTACCTGTTCGCGGGCACCGAGGTGCAGGTCCAGCAGCAGCGACAGCAGCAGCAGGGTGGCTGGGGCAATCAGCCGCAGGCCCCGCAGCAGGCTCCCCAGCAGAACTGGGGTCCGCCGCCGCAACAAGCGCCCCAGCATCAGGGCTTCCGCAACCCGCCGGTCCAGCAGCCGTCACAACAGGCTCCGCAGCAAGGTGGGTGGGGTGCTGACGACTTCCAAGACGATGATTGCCCGTTCTGATCAGAACTGATTTCAACGCGGTGTAAGCATCACTCGCCGCAACGAGGCCCCGCCTGCTCAGGTAGGCGGGGCGTTTTCAGGAGACCCGAATGACCTTGCCCTACTCCAGCGCCACCAGCGGAGCATCCGCCATGAAGGACATCGAGAAGGTGTTGCGGGCGTTCGGCTGCTCGAAATTCGGCACCGGCACGGACTGGGAGACGGGCGATCTGTATATTCAGTTCGAGCATCAGGGGCGCCAGATCAACCTGAAGGCCAGTGCCAAGGGCTATGCTGCCGCCTGGCTACGTGAAAACCCCTACAGCAACCGGATGCGCTGCACCCTCGAAGAACATCGCCAGAAGGCCCTACAGAAGGGCGAGGTAGCCGTTTACTCGGTACTGAGAGACTGGATCAAGGGTCAGGTGACTGCCGTCGAAACGGGTGTCATGTCGTTCGAGGCTGCCTTCCTGAGCCACATCATGCTGCCATCCGGTAAGAGCGTAATCGAGCACATTCAGCACCAAAAGCTGTTGCCTGCCCCGGAGGATTCGTGATGCTGTCCAACCCGAACATGACCCTCATCGAGTTCGCCGAGAAGATCGGCAACGTCGAGTTGGAGCCGTGGCAGCGCAGCATCCTGCGCCGCTTCGAGCAGATGGCTGCACGCGGCGAGAAGATCATGGTGAACCTGTTTCCTGTGGGCCGGGCGCGAAGGGTCCAGTATGTCGCCAAGAGCGCTGACACCAACATCACGCTGTACCCGGCAATCGATCATGACGTTACTGATGGCCCGGTCTCTGGCATACGCCCGGCTATCGTCATCTGGGATGATCCCTACGGTGATGATAGGCGCTGGGAGTCCGATGCATGGATGAAGGATCGTGGCTGACTTCGACCCCAACGATTTCCACCTGAACAAGTCGGTCAGGCAGATTCTGAAGCTGCTCGATCGAACCATCGAGATGTACGCCTCACGCAACCGCTCGATCGACCACCTGACGCTGTATCCGTCGCACTGGAAACCACTGAATGAAGCACTGCGCAACCAGTCGCGCGGTTATGTCTCGCTGGACACCCACACCTACCGGGGCTTGAAACTGGTCACACCGCCCGAAGGATACCGGTGGTGAGCCTGATTCGCTCCAAGCCGATGCGCGATGCCGCCAAAGGCACGGTGTGCGTCAACTGCAACCGCCGGGACGGGACTGTGGTGGCGGCGCATCTGCAAGGTATCCGGGCACAGATGTTCGGCAAGGGGGAGCGCATCAAGCCGCATGATCTGTGTGTGGCCGACTTGTGCAGAACATGTCATGAGCAATTCGATCGCTACCTGAAAGGCAACAACACCTATGCCCGCAGGATCGAGATGTCGGAAGATTTTCTCACCTGCATTCTGAAGACCCTTCTGCGCCGGGTCGATCAGGGGGTCCTGATCGTCAAGGGGTGGAACGACACGTAACCATTGGAGGAGACCATGAACGACACAGTGAAAGCCAGGGCCACGAAGAAACCCATCACTCGACCCGCACCGCCCGCCGACATGACCGCCGTGCAGCGACTGACGCGCGACATCCGCAGCGCCAGCATCACACTGGGCGATGACGAAGCGCGCTTTCTGGTGGACGCCTACTACACCATGCAGGAGGATCGCAAGCGCAGCGCCAACCAGTTGCGGTCACTGAGCGAATCCGGCGAACCCAACGCCACCATCGGCTGGCTGTTCGACCAGACGGAGACCATGGAGGCGCAGATCAAGCGCGCCCTGCAAGCCTATGTCGAAGCCCACCCGATCGGCCAACGCATGCTGCAGGTGGTCGGTATCGGGCCAGTGATTGCTGCCGGACTACTGGCGCACATCGACATCGAGAAGGCGCCGACAGTGGGGCATATCTGGCGTTTCGGAGGTATGGACCCAACCTGTCAATGGGAGAAAGGCCAGAAGCGTCCGTGGAACGCCGATTTGAAGCGCTTGTGCTGGCTTATTGGCGAGTCCTTCGTCAAGCAGAAATCCCGCGAAAACGACTACTACGGCAAGGTCTACGAGGCGCGCAAAGCCTACGAGCAGGCGAAAAACCTCAACGGGGATTACGCCGACCAGGCCAAGGCGCTGCTGGCCAAGCGGCCGAACCATGCGCAGAGGGCCATCTACGCCGAAGGCCGCCTGCCGGACGGGCACATCCATGCGCGGGCCAAGCGCTACGCGGTGAAGCTGTTCCTCGCCCATTTATGGGAGATATGGTACGTGCACCACTTCAAAAAGGCCCCACCGCTGCCGTACCCGATTGCCCACTTAGGACATGTGGACTTTATCGCACCACCATTCTAGCCACCTACGGTGAGAGGACCATTGCATGCGAGTGAGTCATAATTGAAGAGAGCACCACAATCTCGGGAACGACCCAGAACCTTTGAGTGAACCTGGAGTGGGAAGGGAGACATCAATGCCGAGCGTACCAGTAGAGTAGATCGAACCATAGTGCGGGAGCGTACCGGAGAATGGAGTGAGACATTGGCAGGGAGCGGACCACAGTTATAGATCGAGTCAAGACAATGGAGTGGACCAATAGCTACGAACGAGACAGTGCCGGAGAGTGGACCAAAGCCTTTCGATCGAGTCACATGGCAAGAGGGCGCCATCAATAGCGAACGAACCCTATCCTGTGAGCGCACCAGAACAGCCGAGTGAGACATAGACGAGAAGAGCACCATGGAATTAGATCGAGCCAGTGTGTTGTGAGCGCACCAGAACAGCCGAGTGAGACATTGCGCGGAAGTGAACCATCTAGCAAGATCGAGACGTAAACTGAGAGCGGACCAATGATATTGATCGAGACATGACCCTAGAGCGCACCGTTAGGAGTGATCGAGACAACATAATAGAGAGCACCATTGTCAAGGATCGACCCATTGGATGTGAGAGCACCATAAAGGACGAGGGATGCAGGAATACGAGACCATATTCGCAGGCGCAGAAGGTTCGCGGCAGTTGCTGCTGTTCCGCCTGTTGCTGCGGCACTCCTTCCCTGAACTAACGGCCGCCCTGAGCGATGTGGTGCAGGAGGCGAAGGACGGGGTACGGCTGAATCTGACCGCCCTGCAGCACCGCCAAACCGATCCACAGCGCGGCTATTACCACAAGTGGAAGAACGCCTTCGCGAGCTTCTGTGGGATGTACCCTGATGAATGCCATGAGTATCTTTTGTGTGAGGCTTACGGTAGTGAAACAATTCATACGAAACTCGGATTAATAAGGCGACCATTAAACAGAAGCAGCACCGCCGACCGAATACAGTACAGCGTTCTGATTGACACGTTAATACGAGTGGCAGCCGATCATGAATTCGTGGTGCCACCACCCATCAAAGACACGGGAGATTATGAAGATGAAAGTGAAGATTGAGTTCACCGAGACCATCAGCAAGGACCAGCTGTTGGCGTTGGGGCTGGAGTTGGGCAACGCTCTGGAAACACCCGCCACGGCGGATCAGATCAAGAGCTTCTTCGTAGAGCAGGGCAGCCCCGAAGGGCGCCGCATACTGGATGGGCTGACCCGCACCTATTACCGGGCGAAGGCCGACTACTACGCCCGCATCGCCGATGGCGAGGAGTCGGTGCCGGAGCAGCGTGCGCCATGGGACGACACAGGAAACGACGATGACACCAATCCGCTTGACCGCTGAGGAGGTTCGCGAACTCGACGAGATTCGGCTGGATAAGCAGATCACCGAAATCACTCTCAACCTGCACATCAATTTCGTCAACAACCGGCTTGCCGAACTGAGCCGGCAGAACGACCTGTGGTGGAAGCGCCTGCGGCTGCAGCATGAACTCGATCCGGAATGCGAGTACACCATCGACACATCCGGTTTGGCGGCAGTGATTGTGGAGGTGCAAAAACCGCCGGAGACGACCGGTGACTGACGGACGCTACTCAGAGGGGGTGTGCGAAGATGGCGCCGTCATCCTGTATGACGGCCAACCACTCACCGTTGTCGAGGTGATACAGCGGCTCAACGATATCGACCGGCTGAAGCAATTGGAAAACGGCCTGCCCGGTGCCTACATGGTCTGCAATGACCATCCGTTCCTAAGCACCGCCGACGCACTCGCTTCTGCGCTTGGTTGTCCATACTGCAACCTTGACCGCGCCGAAGCCGCGCTGCGGGAGGTTGGGGGGTTGCGTAGGTATGACGCAGTAGAGGCATTTGTAACCAACGCGGAACTCACGATGGACGATGAACGGTGGATTAAAGTCAGCGAACTCCGCGTCATCCTAGTTAAGTATCAACTGGAAAAATCCGATGACTGACGACCGCCACTACGCCTGCAGCGAGTGCCCCTGGATCGGGCCGGAGCGCAAGACGGTGCATTACACCGCGCCTGTCGTTGAACTACTGGAGGACGACGCCCGCCACTGCCCTGAATGCGGGGCGGTGGTTGACCCCATTGAACCCACCGAGGAGGGTCTATGAAAGCTTGGTATTTCAGCGAGAATCCGGATCATCTGAGCTTTGATGACAAACGTAGAATCAAGTCAGGAATTACACACACGGTCGAGGATGATCCTGAGTTGCGTCCATACAAATTGCGTGGCTGCACACGCCCATGGGACTCGTTGAGATATGCTCTTGGCTCATACATATGGAGAATTGATCTGGGCGGTATAATTACGCACGACGAGAACCAGGTAGTAGCTACAGAGTGTGCCCATTTGTGGGGATATGACGCAACCGATGTGTTGAAAAAATTCACGCGGCTATGCACATTAGATGTCGCCCACCTATGGAATGCCCCAAATATTGCAATCCGCTACCTGCGCAACGGGGATAAGTCATTATTGGATTCTGCGCGCAACGCTGCACACAACGCCGCACATAAATACAATACCGAAAATAATACTATCGCACGGACTGCCGCATGGTCTGTCGTGCAAGCTACCGCAAAAGTCACTGCACAGGTTGCCGCACGGACTACCGCAATAGCTGCCCTGCAGGCTGCCACAGAAGTTATCGCTCTAAAGAATGCCATATTCACTCCCGAATGGACTACTGCATGGATTACCGCAGAAGATGCCCAAAACCGCCGACTGTATAGAATGTTGATGGAGGGGCGACGATGAGCAAACTCGAACTATTGATTCGCAAGGAACTGAAAAACTTTCCCGGCTGGCGGCTGGTCCGCTACACCGGGCACTGCATCCTCAGTAATGGCCGACGAAATGTGGTGTGCTGCGGTTCACCCAAAAACGACCAGACGGTGCTGAAGAACATGCGGCAAGAGATCAGCCGCATCGAGCGAGGAGCACGGTAATGCCTGATCCCTTTATGCAGATGGCGCTGGACGCCGGGTATCGTGGTGAAGATGCGGAGTCGGTAGCGCGTCAGATTGAGGAGGCCGAGCACCGCATGATGGAGCAGTTCGAGGCAGAGATGGAGTATCAGCAGTGGCTGGACGAGGAAGGCCCCGGTTAGGGGGCCTTCTCATTGACATGTTGTAGATTACGGCTTACTGGGCCGGTGTCACCGGGATCGGCCGCTTCGGATTGCCCGGATCGTAGTCGCCGCCGTAAACGTCGCGGAACACTTTCAGGTGGTCTGAGAACTGCGAGTAAAGCTCCCAGCGCTTGGTTGAATGACGCAGGCCGGCCTTGCCTTCTTTCACCCGCCCCGCGTACCACGCCACGAACTCCAACTGATCTTTCTTGTCGCCTTCCCAGTTGTCGTCGTCCTGTTGCACGAGCGCCATCCAGATCGGGTTGATGGAATTGAGCAGGCGCAGGTTGGCCAGATTGGTGATGTCCTCGTTGGCGTTGCCACCACGCTTCCGTTCGGCGTCCCAGCCGGTGCCGCCCATGCGGCGCACTTCAGCGGCCAATTCGTCCACGATCACGTTACGGTAGGGCAGGTGGTGACCGGCTGCACGATACCGCTCGTTGAATCCTCCAGCCTGCATCGTCATGGCAATTTGCCGGAACTCCGGCCGACGCCAGGTTGCCGGCTCATCGGGCCACTTCTCCCAGGCCGACTCACCAGCCGCTTCCAGCTCCTCCAGCGTTGCGAAGTGCTTCAACGGCGCTTCCGGCGATGGCTCCTTAATGCCCAGCTTGGCCTCTAGCGCAGCCACGTGCGCCTTGAGGTTTTCGTTCTCGGTCAACAGGGCCAGATACGCAGTCTCGGCCTCGCTGTAGGTCATGTCTCTGAAATCCATTACTTCATCTCCCATGTTGGTGAATTTACGGCACTCGCGAAATCAACTATACTCCATTTTGCCCTTTTGCTCATGGGGTTCCTCAAGCCCAATTCCCATGTTGGTGGGCAGACGCCCGGTCTGGTAGCCGGGCGTTTTTAATCGTAGAAGGTGCGCTCGAAGAACGGCTGTTTGGCCGCCTCTTTCAATTGCGGCACAATACCGCGCAGCAGGATATTGGTCTGCTCCTCCAGCGCCTTGATCTGCTGAAACTTCACCTCCGCCGGGGCATCGGCGCGCATGATCATCTCGCGCTGGCGCCGAATCGTGTCCAGCACTTCCTTGACGTTGTTCATCGGCTTGCGCAGCGCCAGCAGGTGCTCGCGATTGCGGATGTAGGCCAGTAGCTCGGCGGTACGGCCATCGTCCTTCAACGAGTTCATGGTCTGGTAGGTCTTGTCCACATCCCGGTACAGGTCATAGGCATCCTGCACCAGACCCCCGGCATTCTCCTCGCCCACCAACCGCTTGATCATCGGGTACTCGTACCACTGCCGGGTCGGCAGCACCGCCCGGTCGTCGCCCTTGAGGGTATGGCTTTTCAGCGCCACATCCGCCCAGTCGAAGGCGTACTGGCCGATGGTGCCCACGTAACCCTCGATGACGTGCTGAATCTTCATCGGGCTGATGTTCAGCTTCTTGCCCGCCCACTTCACCATCTCCCATGTATACAGGTTCGACTGCAAGCCCGACGTGGTGGTGTCCATCAGGTACTGCGGTACCACCTGCCGCCCGGTGAACGAGTTGTAATTGGCGGTCGCTTCGAGCAGCGGCCCCATGAACTGCACCTGAAACGGGCTGAGTTCCAGGGTGCTGCCAATCCCGCGCTTCAAAGTTTCCTTGGCTTCCTTGGCGGTTTTCTCACCGTAGGTCGTCGCCAGCACCGTCTCCGGGAGGGTCTTGAAGATCAAGCCCACCTCGAACGGGATCGGGATTTTCTGTGGCACGCCCCATGGCGTCGGGATGAGCCAGTTGTTATCGCGCACGAAGTCATCCGCATCCTTGTACTGGTCGTCGTCGCTGACCAGCAACCAGTACAGCGCGGTGGCGCCCATCAGCAGGCTGCCACGAGCGATAGCGGCAGCAGCCACCTGGGCACGGTTCTTGCTGCGATCGGCGGTGTACATGCCCACACCGGAGCGGTACAGAAGGTCCACACCCTGAATACGCGCGTTTAGGAACGGCACCACCGAGGTCAGCATGCGGACCAGCGGGCTGCGGCCGCGCCGACCGAAGTTGATCACCTCCATGGCCTGGAAGCTGGCCTCGGCCATGTTGCCGGTGCGCCGCAGCACATCGTCGAACACTGCGTTACGGGTGGCCGCATCGGAGGCGGTGGTGCCCCGGCCCAGAGCATCCCACATCAACTTGAAGGCGTTCAGGCTGGTGGTGCCTTTGGCGTGGTGTGCCCGCAGTGCCTTGCTCCAAAACTCGCTGATGTTGTCTGGATCGTTGGCGTAATCGTAGCCGCCGACCACACCCATCTTCTCCAACCGCTCGACGCCATCGAACAGGCCCTTGAAGGTGCTGGCGATCGGTACGAGTTTCGCCCCGGAGGTAACGTAGGCCGACAGGCTGTCCCGCAGCAGGTTGACCATCATGAAACCGGGATCGCGGGTCACCAGTTCGCGCAGGGCGGTGGCGGGCAAGCCGAAGGTGTGCTTGATGAACGCCACCACCTCGGTGCCGTCCAGCGGCAGCATGGATTCATACACCAGCGGGTCGAAGATGGTATAGCGCCGCTTGCGTCCGGCCACCCGAAACTCGACCACGGGCGCTTGACTGTTGCGCCCCGGTTGCAGTTCTTCGGCCAGTCCATGATGCACCAGGTCGCGCGTGATGCGTTGCTGCGCGATGTTCTTCATGCTCATCTGGATCATGGCTGACAGGTTAAGGGAAATGGCTTCTTCGAGGTCCATGTTGATCGGCGACTCGCCGCCTTTCAACTTGCGCAGGGACACCGCCGCCGTCATGCCGCCGAACACCCGCTGGCCCTGCCGGAAGGTCTCACCGCCGCCCTCAGCCACCCGGTAGAACGGGTAGTAGTCGGACATCTCGCGCCACAACTGCGCCGTCTTGTCATTCAGCACACCGGCCCGCTCGGCCATGGTGATGACCTGATTGTTGTAGTCCTGCCAGTCCTTGTACCAGTGCTTGATGATGTTCTGGCCGGTCGCCGGATCGACAAACTGCGCAATTTGCCGCTCGATCTGCATGCGCATCTGCGGCGTCACCGGCACCTTTTTGCCGTCCGCATTGAGCCGGATTGAGCGCTGCGCGATGGCGTAGTCCTGTGCAGCTTGCTTGAGGTTGCCGTACTGCTCGGAGTAGAGCGGCGCCATCACCTCAATCAAGGATTTCACCTGATTCGGGTCGATGCCGTACTCGGCCAAAGCCTGCTGCAGCTTGGTTGCCATCTCCGGGTTGACCTTCATCATCTCGGGAATGGTGTTTTTGTTGACCACAAATAACTGACCCATGACATACACGGGTGCCCCAGATTTGATGGAAGATGCCACAATAGCCAGCGCACGATCCGCCATCAGAGCAGCGGCAAGGGAACTGGTGTCGGCCAGATTCTCGCGCAGATCGGTGGTCCAGCCCAATCGCTCCAGCCGGGCATAGCGGGTCACCGCCGCCTGGCGCACCTTGTCCACGTAATACTGGAACCGGCTGGGGGTCTCCAGCGTGCCGGTCGCCAGGTCGTAGTAGGAATACGGGCTACGGTCGCTCGGCGGGGCGGCTGAAGCGACCGGATTGTAGTCGGCCGGACGCAGGCGCGAGCGCAGGAAATCGTCCGTCGGCTTCTGCGCCTCCTCGGGGTGACGTGCGATGTACTGCGCTTCCGGCGAAGCCAGATGGGAATACAGCGGGATCGCATGAGTGGCCATGGTGCGCTTTGCTGCTGACGTGTTCTCAGCAACGATCGCGGAAATCCGGTCACTACGCGCCGGAATACCCTGCTGCTCCAGCTCATAATGCGGACCGAGGTAACTGACCGGCACATCCTGATTCAGGACCACCATCATGCCCTGCGAAGGCACCGCGTAGCCGTCGTACCCGGCGTCGATGACCGCCGATTCGAACTCATTGGCGCCAAGGCCCTTGAAGCGGTTCGCTACCGGCGTGGTGACATCGAGGATGTTGCCAAAGGTCTGGGTGTGAACATGCGGACCCAAGCCCGCCTCGGGGCGCTGTGTGCGGCCTGCCAGCTTGTCCCTCATGTAGGGATCGACAGCCGCATAGTCCGGCTCGATGTAGAAATACACCCGGCGCTTGATGCGCGGATCGGTGGCCGATGCCAGGCGCCGGGCCTCCGCACCCCGGATGCCGGAGCCGAAACGTTCAGCCTCCAGCGTGGAGACCGGCTGCTTGCCGTAATGAACGGCTTTGAAGGTGCTTGCGCCCGGTGCAACCCGGCCGGAAAGAATCAGTCCTTGATCAGCTTCAGCGCTTCCTCTGCCGGGTCGAAGGGCAGGTCCTGCAAGTCGGCGGGAGTAGAGGAGGTCGCCGCCACGGGTCCAGCCGTATTGACTGGCGAAGGCTGCTTCGACGGAGCGAACCCTTGGTTCGATTTCGGCGACGAGATCACGAACCCTTCCTTGTAGATCGGGTCGCTCGGCGAGTCGGCCAGTCTGTAGGTAATTGCGGCCATCGGCGCCTCCATTCCAGTTGTTTGCCAGATACCCGGTTTGGGCACGGAACAAGGTTCCCATGCCCTTGTCATTGCTGTCAAGGCGTAATTCGGTGAGCGCTGATTCCACCCACTGCTGAAAGTCCAGGTTGCTTTCCGTCAGGTAGTCGAAGCGGATCAGCCGCACGCCCTTACGGGTTGCGATCGGATTGTACTCGCGGTGCCCGGCGCGTTGCGCCATCAAATCAGCCAGATCACCGATTTCCCGTTCAGTGAAGGGCCGACCGATGTCGATCTCGTAGCCATTGGCGTCGGCCCGGTCGATCGGCCGGTCGGTGAACGGACGATGCCAACCCACACCGTCCTGCCGCAACAGAATACCGCGCGCCGCCGCATAGGCATCGACCCGTGCTTCGAGGTCATGGGTTGCCGTGAACTCGGTTTGCGTGCCGGGCGTCGAACGGCCCTCGAAATAACCCGGCCCCTCGAAGTCGCCCGGCGAGGGCAGGTTCAAACCCGCTGCCAGCCGATCCTTGCCTTCCGCGTCCAGAAAAGCCTTGGACAGCGCACGATGATAGGTCTCTTTGATGGCCTGCGGTGCGTCCCGCAACTCCGGCAAATGATCGGTGGTCCGGCCCGGCTCGCTCTCCCAACTGACCTGACCCGGCCGCTCCCGGCGATACAGCATATCCTCACGGATCGGCTCACCATTGCGCGACACGATCTGAATGTCGCTTTCATCGAACAGCACGTAGTTGCGGGTCGGCTCACGCTCCGCCTTGCCCTTGACCGCATTGACCAATGGGGTGATGAAGCCTTGCGTGGCGCGCGCCGCCTGCCGACTCGACGGGCGGCTGGACGCATCGAAATAACGAATGCCGGGGATGCCGAGTTCACGCAAGCGTTCAGATGCTGACTCCTGTGATTCGAGGTTAGCCGCCAAGTCGCGATACAGGTCTTCGCCGGTAAATCGCCGCATTGCAGAGATCGGTTCCTCATAAACCTCACTGAAAGCAGCCTGAATATGCTCGCCCTGCTCACTCAGCGGCCTATCCCAGTCCAGCATGCGCTCGACGACCGCGTCATCCACCTCGATCTCGTACAGGAAGCCTTCAGGGAACGGGTAGTCCTTGTAGCTACCATCCTCGATGGCCTGAATGGCTGCGTCATTGGTCGCTGACGACTCATTATTCCGCAGCACCTTCAGCGCTTCCGTCTCGCTGCCCCACGTGGCTACCGCGCTGGCTGCACGCGCCACCGGGTTGTCGTAGTCCTCCTCGATGGCCTGCCGAATCGACAACTGCCTGCGGTAGGTGTCGCCGACGTTGCGCGAATCGGCCACGTAGTAGCCCCAGCCATAGGCGGCGGCGCCCTCACCCGTGCCTATTCTGGACAAGTCAGGACGAGCGTAGCGGTACGGCGAGCCGTGGTAGACCCGCCGTTCGAGGAAGTCCGGCGCCGACTGACCGGGCACCGCAACCGCTTTCGGCGGCGGGCCTTCCGGTTCCTCGACTTCTGCACCCTCGGGCAGGAAATCGGACGCCTCACCCTCTTCTTCTACTACCCGTGGAACAATGCCGCGCTCGGGGATGATTCCACGATCCCGCTCGATCTCCCGCAGGGTACGGACCGGCCCCTCCTCACGGGCGCCCACCTCGCCCCGCTGCACGGCGGCAATGATGTCTTCGAAGGTGTCATACCCCTCGGCCTTGAGGCCGACGATACCCTTGAGGAACTCGACGATGCGCTTGAGTAGGGACTTCGGCCGCCCGCCGATGTCCAGCCGCCCGCTCAGGGAGTCCCGCACCATCTCGGCAATGGCTTCCTCCATCTGGCCGACCGGCGACACATCCGAGTACAACTCGCTGGCCCACTCGGTGTAGGAGCCGCGCCGCTCACTGCCATCACGCGCCTGCCAGGTTTTCGGCTTCGACCGCGCGGCCCGCTCCAGCACCTGCCACTCGATGTTGGTGAAAAGATCGGCCTGCCGCATGGCATGCACCATCTCGTGGTTCAGCGTCTCCACCGCCAGCCGCTCCAGCGTGGCGGCCTTCTCAGCCTCCGGCGCCTTGACGTATTCCGGATTGGTCTTGATCGCCTCGATGGCGATGAAAATCTCGTTCAGCGGCTTGTCGAATCCACCCTCGGCCTCCGCCTCGCGCCGGGCGCCCAACCGGGTGGCACCGGCCGGGGTCCGCTGGGCGAAGCGCACGTAGTCCATCACGCGCGTCTTGAAGCGGTCCAGACCATAGCCCTGCAGGTTCTTGCGCAGCGCCTTCATGATCCGGTTGAACTCGTTCTGCTGGGCTTGAGTTTTCTGCGCCGTCTGCTGGGCCTGACGCTGTTCACGCGCTCGCAACTGCCGTGCCCGGTTCTGCTCGACCTCGATGTCCCGCTGCAGCCGGGCGTCCAGGCCCAAGTCGCTTGAAAGCTGTTGGTAGGCTGCCTCCGACAGCGGCCCTGCCTGCGTCTCGATATCCTCGCGCGCTGGTAGCGCTTTGCCTGCCGCTGTGCCCTCCATCGATCCTGCGCGCTCCAGTGCGGTCTGTCGGGCATAGCGATACTGCGCCGGGGTGTACGGACGCAGGCCGAAGACGGGCAAGCGGGTTGGCTGACCAAACGCCGGGAGAGAGCGTAGTTTACGGTACAGCATGGCCCGCTCACCCGATGACATGTCGGCCACACTCGACCGACCACGGGCTTTGCGCCCGGTAATGGCTTCGGCAATGGCGCGAACTTCCTGTGAATCGATTTCGGAAGCGATGTTTTTGGACTTCAGCAGGCCCCGGATGTCGGCCACGCTGATTTCGGACTCATCCTTCAGTTCGGAGCGCCGAATCAGATCGTTGCGCTTGCCGTTCAGGTAGGCCGCGTAGCTGTCGGCCTCCTTTTTGGTCTTGAAGGCATAGCGCCGGGTGGTCGGGGTATTCAGTTGCTCCGTCGCGGTGGCCGGGCGGCTCTTGACCATCTCGCCCAGATTCGAGTGCACCATGTAGCCCTCGCCGTGCTTCTGTGCGGCGAAGGTCTCGTTGGCGCCCAGCGGAATCGAGTCGAACTCGGCCAGCCTGCCAAATTTGTCACCCAACACAGTCCGCGCCTCGGCCATGCTGAACTGGTTGCTCTCCTGTTGGCCATTGCGCAGACGCCGGGCGTTGATGCGCTGTGCAGCAGTCATCTTTTGTGGCGTGACCCCGGCATCGAGGGCCTCCTGCGCCGTCATCTGCTCGTTGGTGTAGCCCCGCTCCAGCACCGTGTCGGCCGCGTAGTTCACCTGCTCACGGGTGACGGTGTTCTCGGCCGGGTGGAACAGGCGACGGCCCAGCCTCTTCAGCCCCTGCAGGGCGCCCGGTGAGTAATCCTGCCCCGACTGGTTGATGGCCAAGTCCACCGCCTCATCGACGTTGCGGTTCAGCGCCTCCTCGTTCAGCACGCGGGCGAACACCGCCGCCTCAGCCGGGTCCTTGAACTGCGGACCGAAGGTGGTGCCATTCTCATCGCGCACCGTCAACGATGGCTGGCCATCGGCGTCCAGTGAGGTGAACGTCGTGCTGGTCGGAAAATCCACCCCCTCGGCGAGCCTGCGGGCCGCAGCGACGGGTTCTACTGCTTCAGGGGTGGGGAGCAGTCCGGCAATCGACTGCGGCCCCTCTTCGGGCAAAGGTGCCGTCGCCACCTTGGCGAGGCGGTCTGCTTCTTCCTGACGCAGCTTCTTCTCCAGTTCGCGCTGCTGGGCGGTGATGCCCGTGATGCGCCGTCCGGCAATGGAATTGAGTAACAAGTCAGCCGTAGCACCGGCCGCGCCGCCGAGGGTCAGTTCATCCCAGGCATTGCCATCGACGAACGGCCGATCGGGGTTGTAGAAACCTTTCTCGATCGCATTCTGGGCGATCCCGGCGGTGACTTCCTGCACCGCTTCGACGCTGCCGCTGGCCAGTGCTGACTTCAGCCGGGGCATGAGGGTCTTCATGAACGGCTGTGTCAATACATCAGCAGGCAGTCCCCGCATGATGGCGCTGACCGGGGCCAGTTCTGAGAGGCCCACCACGCCCGCCGACAGGGTGGCCCAGTCCTCAGCCTCATCCGGAACCTCGATGCCCTGCTCACGGGCCTGTTGAATGCGCTGGGTCTGCTCTCCTGCGCCCACCCCGATCGCAAAGCCACCCACCGGCAGGTGCTTGGCGACCTTACCGGTCAGGCCAATCAGTTTGGCGCCGCCGGCCGGGGTCAGGAAGGAAGCCAGCGACCCCAGTGCGTCACCAAATTTCGTAGTCCACAGGTCTTCGTAACCCGGCGCGGCGGCCAGCGAACTCTGGATCGCCTCGTTGGAGCGACGGCCGAACGCCACCAACGGGTTGTCATCACCGGCATCGACCCAGTCTTCGAGGCCCAGCCGGTTGGTGACGGCATCACCCAGCTCGCCGATGCCTTCGACACCGGTCGCCAAGCTGGACGCAAAGCCCCTCGGGATGCCTTTGAGAAACTCACCGCTGCGACCCAGCAGGGTGGTTTCGGATTCCAGATCGTGGAAATCAGCCGTTGTTGCCAGACCGCGCTCGATGGCCTTGCGGGCGATATCCTCTTTACGGGTGCCTTCCGGAACGCCCCGGATGAGCATCCCGTTGGGTAACCGGATGTCCATTACAGGTCTTTCCAGTCAACGACGCCGCCACCGCCTCCTTCTCCACCGGGAGCGCGACGCTCAAGCAGACCCTGCAGCCGCAACCGCTGCATCACATCCTCGGGAAGATGCATGCGATACAGGTCCATCACGGCCTTCTGGCGATCTTCTGGCTTGATGGTAATCACGCCGTCCAGCGCCTGCTCCACCAGCCCGTCCACGAACCGCAAAATCTCACGATCGCTGTAGCCTTGGTTCTGCATGCGCTCGACTTCGTTGCGGGCATAACTCGCCTCGACCACTGCAGCCTGACCGTATACCTCGATATCGCGCGCCAGATCGTCCGTCTGCGCCTTGTAACCCAACAGGCGGCTGCGGGCGTCCATCTCACGGGCTGTCTCACGACCCTGCATCGCCGCAATACCGGCCCGCTGAATGCCGCCACCCACATCGTCGCTGGCGATTCCGGCACCGAACTGAATCAACGCATTATTGAAAGCGTCCTTGTTGGCCTGCTTGATCAAGTCCTTGAAGTCCGGCGTCTTAGGATAATCCCTGTCAGCCATTTCCAGCAGGCGCTCCAGTGCCGAACGGGTATCTGTTGCCTCATCCGTCAAACCATCCGGTGGGGGCGGACCCATCAGATCACCAATACCGCCGGGCGTCTTGACCCCCTTCTGGGCTGCGCCGCTGGCAGCCGCCAGTTGTTCGGCCTTCGAATCGCTGCCGCCAGATGACCCCGGAGACCCGACATGCGACAAGTCCACATCGAAAAGCGGGTCAAGACCCGCCCCCTCACGCCCGGCACCCAGCGTGAAGTTGGCAATCTGTTTGGCGTTGTTCGAAAAGATGTTCGTGTTCTCTGCGGCTGTGGCGTTGATCTCTTCCGGGGTAATGTTACGGAAGGGACTGGGGCCTTTCGGGGACATCCGCACAGCCTCGCGCGTGCGCGCGTACCGCTCGGCATCCGGCATATCAGGATCATGACCCAGCAAGCTGGCAATCCCCCGGTTCCACTTATCCACCGTGCCACTAAGCGACAGGCCGACACCTTGCCAGTCGAAGCCGTCGTTCTGGGCGATTGGTTCCGCACCCAGCGATACGGTAGGCCGTGATCCGCCACCCATGTCGGTAATCAGGTTGCCCTGCGGATCGAACTGCAGGGTCTGGTCCTCAGCGGGACGGAAATTACCCTGTTCCATTCCAATCGGCGGGTTTGTTCCGGCCCACATGGATTCATAGGCCGCCAGTTGATTCGGATACTGACTGGCGTCAATCTCGACCATCCGGCCATAGCCATCGTTCACCCACATGGTCCGGCCACCGGCAGCCATGCCCCTGACTTGTCCACCATAAGCCATGCCCATCGGTGGCTGTTGTGGCATTCCCTGCTGGGGCTGCTGTTGCATGGCGCCGATACCCTGCTGCATGATCTGGTCGGCCACCGTACCTTGCGGCTGCTGCTGTTGCGCCTCGAAGCGCTTACGCATGTCGGCCCGGCGCTGGATTTCCGAGATGGTCAGAAACTGCGGAACCTGCCCGGAGGGCTGCTGCGCCTCCTGCATCAACTGCTGGTCCGGCATGCCCTTGACGAGGTTTTCGACTTCCAGAATGTTCATCATCAGTCCCCCCAGCCCCCTTGATAGGCGTTATACATTCCATAGGCCGCGATCCCGGTGCCCAGCGCCTGCTGCAGCCACGAAGCCCCCGGCTGGGTCGCCGTCTGATTCTGATTCGGCTGCACCGGGCTGCCGGTCAACAGGCCCGCATAGTTCTGCAACTGCTGCCATGGGTATGCCTGCTGGCGCATGTAATCGCCGTAGCCGGTGTCCAGCCCTTGCTGCATCAGGCCGCGCTCCATGCCGCCCGCCTGCAGCATCGCATTGAGGCGCTCCAGTTCCATGCCCTGCCGCTGATTGGCGAACTGGCCCAACTGACCCGCCGCGCCGAGATTCATGCTACCGATCCCCAGCAGGCCGCTGTTCTGCGCAATCCGCCCAGCCTGCTCAATCTCCTGCGCGCTCAGGCCCATCTGGGCAGCGGCCTGTTTGGCCTGCTCATAGGCCATGTAGCCCTGCAGGCCCAGCCCGGCGCCGTACTGCCGGTCCTGCGCGCTCAAGCCGAACTGGCCCTGTGCCAACTCCTCCTGTGCCTGCCGGGCCGCCTCGTTGGCGCTGAAGCCCTGCTGCTGCAACTCCGCCGCCCGCTGCTTGAACTGCTCGTTCATGCCGAACTGCGACTGGCCGAATTGCTCAGCCTGCGCACGGGCCTGCCGGTCCTGCTCCATGCGCTGCACCGCGCTCTGAAACGCCGACTGCGAGCCGCGCGTCTGGATGTCGCCCGTCTGCTGCATCAAGTTGCGCTCGTTCTCGGCCCGCAACAGCGCTTCCCGATAACCACCGAGGCTACCCTGACCAGCCGCCGCCAGCCCGGTCTGCGCGTTGCGCATATCGCCCTGCCGAGAGGCTTCGCGCTTCTCGACATCGACCACGTTCTGGAAATACGGGTCCATGTAGGACTGAATCTGGGTGGGGTCGTTCAGGGTGCCCGGATCGAAGCCCATCTCCCGAGAGCCGGCATCGTAATAACCTTCCGGACCCAACTGATTGGCGTTGTAGGCCGATTCTCGCGACTGCGCGTTATAGTTGAAGCCCGGCGGCCGGCCCGGTGTGTAGTTCGAGGTAATCGGTTGCGCAATACCGGGGTCCCAGCCACCCGTCAGACGGTAGGCCGTCTGCCCGGCCGCGTTCAGTTCCGGTGAGGTACCGCTGACCCCCAACTCGCCGATCCGCGCCAGGGACTCCTGCTCCATGGGCGCGAAGTAGGACAGCCGCTGACCGGGATAGGGCTGGTAGGGCTGCTGGCTTTCCTGCTGGCCACGCCCCAGCATGTCCTCGTAGTACGGCCGTGCCCACTCCGGCAGACTGGACTGGGTATTCTCCGTAGTCGTCTTGTCGCCGCCTTTACCGCCGCTCATGATTCTTCTCCGAAGACCCGGTCATACACCGTGTACGACCGGCCATACCCACGCCGCTTGAAGAACGGCCAGAAACCGTGCCGACCGGACGTTTCGATGCCGTCACACCGCAGTCGCTTGGCGTAACTCTCCAGCATGTCCAGCATGGCGTCACACCACTGCTCGAACGCATCACCGCCGAGAAAATGCACCGCCACCCAACTACTACAGGGGTATTCGAGAATCTGCGTGGTCATGGCGCCCCGCCGGGTTCCGTCGGCTTCATACGCCACCCACAACTGGTGATCGCCCCGGCACAGGGCCGCCAGCACATACCGCAAATTCCAGCGCCCATGCGAACGCTCGATCGCAGGCCGCAGGAATTCCATGATCAGTGGCCATTCTCTTGGCACATACTCGGCTGGCACCAATGAGCAGTGGATGGTTGCTGTCTCAAGTTGAGCGCTCACGCGGGCATCACCCGCCGGGCGTCGATCGGCGGCGGTTGCATCTGCCCGCCATGCCGAGCCATCCGCACGTTGCCCGACATGCGGTCCAGTTCCTGCGCGCCCGCATCGCTGGAACCGTCGCCCAGACCCGACACCACATCAGCCGGAACGATGTACTCACCCGGCGACACCGCCACCGGCTGCTGATTGCCGATCATGCCCGGCACCTGATCATCCATGCCGCCGCCCTGACCCTGCACCATCCCTTCGGTCTGCGCATTCGGCGCGATCGACTGCAGCACCATCTCACGCACCTGCTGGAACATCTCCGGGCCGTACTTCTCGATGAACATGTTGATGATAGCGTCCGCCTGCTCACCCGCTTCGCCCGTGATTGCCGCCGCCACCATCTGCAGGTCCTGCTCATCCGGCTGCTGCTGGGGCTGCATGTATTCACTCGGCACGTTGGCAATCCCACCCGCCTGCAGCTTGACCGGGCCGCCCTTGGCCTTCAGGGTGACCTTGCCACCGGCTGCGTTGTCCTGCAAAGCCCACCAGGCACTGGTGGTCGGGCTGCCTCCACCACTACCGCCGCCCAGCGGGCCGGTGTACCGATAATCCCATTGCCGCCCATCGGCCGTATCAAAACCGGTCCACGGCCCCATCTGACCGTAGTATTCGCGCTGTGGCGCCGCGCCGCTCTGCTGCCCGCCGGCCAGTTCACGCAAAGCCGCCGCGCTGCCTGGGTTCTCATTGACAAAGGCATCTATCGCCTGAGTGGCCGTGCTCTCATACGGTGGTGCCGGGCTCTGCCATGCGTTGTTTTGCCAGTAGCGGTCGGTCAGTTGCTTGGCCAACATACCCATACCCGGAACGCCAGTAAGCGACCCGGCGATCGAGCCTGCCAAGCGCGGATGCTCAATCAGCCAACGGCTGAGCGCGTTGGGATCGCTGCCCTGTTGGGCGCCGGACGGAATCATCTGATTCAGGTAATCATTGAAGCCGCCGGTCGAGCGTCCGCCACCCATGGACCCACCACCCCACGGTTGACCGAACCCACCCGGCGCCTGATCCCGCAGGCTGCCGCCTACCCCACGATCCGGTCCGGCGGACGCACCGATGTCACCGCGCGTCACCGGGGTCCGTGCACCCCCACTACGCCCGCCACCGCCTGTACCACTACCTGTACCACCCCCCGGATTGGCCCAGCCCGGCGTGCCACCGAAGGCGGGCGGCAAGCTACCGATACCGCCGGGCGTCGTGCCGCCGCGCGGTCCACCACCACGCGCAGGCGGCTGCTGGGCACCCGGAATGATCGATTCGAAATACGGTGTATTGCCGGACGGATTGAACCGGTTGAGCGGCGAGCCGGCATACAGATTGGTGTCCCACGGCGCGCGGTACGGCGGGATGACCGGGTTTTCCGGGTCGTCCTGAAAATACTGCATCTCCGGGTTGAAACCGGGAATGTAGCCGGGCGGCGGCGGAATCACGTACCGGCCGCGCAGGCTGCTCTGCGCACCGTTGCCGGCTGACCCCGTCGTTTGTGGGATGACGGTACTCTGGCCACCGGCCGCCATACCCAGCGGCTTTCTCGGCTTGCCGCCCACCATGATGATCCACTCGTTGCCGACCTTGCGGATGTCCGGCTGGCCGTCCGGACGCTTGTCCGGCGCCTCGCCATCCATCGCAATCTCTTGCATGATGCGCCGGATGCGGGCTTTTTCCTGCAGGGTTTGCGGGGTCTGACCGCCTTCCGCGTACCGCAATGCCTTGATGCCTAAACTCATCGAGCACTCCTTAATCGTTGGTGGTTTCGACCCCGAACAGGTTGAAGCTGAGTCCGGTTGCCGATGCGTAGGTTCGCACTACGTCCCCCTCGTTGAGGGTCATGCCGATGGTCAGGAACAACGAGTCGTTGGCACTGACTTGTTTATCATAATAGATGTAGTCCTGATTTGCAGTAGTACCGCCCGCCACCGCCACACTCACCCGAAAGGTCAAGGCGCCCGCCGTGCGGTTGCAGATGGCCAGCGTGCTGCAGGTCGCCACCGTCAGGCTGGGCACCTCGTACAGGTCTTCCTCGGTGGTGGCTGCCGCCTCCAACTGACCCAATACCTTGATGACATCAGCCATTGCCCGCTCCCATCAACAGGAACTGCAGCCGCCGCAGCGCCAGCGACGACGCCTTGGTGTTGAGGTCGCGTTCCTGCCGGATGTCGAGATGGATGTCCTCGAAGCGCTGCTCAATGGCCCGGCGGGATTGCTGCTCGTTCTCGCGGCTGTATTCCGGCAACGCCAGCGGCAGGTTGAGTTGGGCGCCCGATCTCATCGCCGACCGTCCGTGCGGATGTCGAAGCGGATGCCGCCCATGGTCCAGCCGTAACCGGTGCCGCTGCCCTCGATGCGCAAGGCGAATTCCCGGTTGCGTGCCCGCACATGCAATTGCTGGGTGGAGGCGCCGACCGTCTTGCTGGCCCGCTCGACAAAGGTGTCGCGGGTGAAATCCCGGCCCTTCAGCTTAACCGTCAGGTTGGCGTTCGAGGTCTCGCCGTCGATACGGAAATCCGGCAGGATGCGGCTGACGAACATGAACTGGTAGCCGTCCTCGATGTCCAGCGCGCCCGACTCGATGTGCTCACCCATCGCCGAGGTTTCGTCGTCATAGCCGAACTCGTGGTTGTACAGGTAGTTGGTGTCCGGATTGGCAATATCCGCGCTGCTGGCAATCGGATAATCCCGGCTGGGCGCCTGAATCCACGCGCCACGCGCCATCTCACCGTAGCACCACGCATCCTCCTGGTAGTTGTAGGTCACGTAGTTCGAGATGTCATTCGAGCCGAGCGCCTGAAAGAACCAGGTCACCTCGGAGAAATCGATGTTGTGCGCTGCATGCACCTTGAAGCCCTGATCGAAATCAATCAGGGAATGTACATAGTCGAGCACGGTACACAGCAAGGGCTGGAGCGAGCCTTGGTAGACGTAGAAGCCGCCCCGGTCCATGAAGTACACCACATCGCCCACACTCACCGCCGCCTTCGGCCCGATGATCGAGACCTTTTCACCGACCGGCGAGAACTGGAAGATGAACGGCGCGCCCGCGTAGCGCATGGCGTGGACCGAGGTGTCGGTGAAGATCAGGATTTCCTGCCGGGTTCGCACCGCGCCAACAATCTCATTGCCCGATGATAGTACCTGCCCGCCCGAGGTGTTGGTGGTGGTCGGGGTCCAGTTTCCGGCGTCCTCCTGAGACGACCAGCGCACCAGCAGCGGATCGATGGTGGACGACCCCAGCGGGTTGACCCCGAACGCGATGACATGTCGGTCAATAGGCGACACCATCACTTGCAAACAGGCTACCGGCGTATCCGAGGCGGTGCCCAGACTGGACAGGGGGATGCCACGCACACCCGTTCCACTGCTCTCGTCCCAGTAGTACACCTGACCGCCGCGCGGGTTGAACAGCAGGTCGTCACCGAACACATCCTGACTGTACAGGCGCAACTGACCCGAGAAGGCCAGCGTGCCACCACCGCCCCAGGCCGGTACGCCCCAACCACCGATGCCCCAGCCCAGCGACAACGAATAGGTATTCTGTCCGGTGGTGATCTGATACGCCGCCACCGTGGCGCCCAAGCCGTCGCCCGTGTCCGAGCCGTTCGCCAGCACCGGATCGCCGTTGGTGTCCTTGGCTGAAATCACGAAGGTGTTGGCGGCGGTGATGCTGTCAATCTGGTACTCCTGATTGAGCACCGTAGCAATGATGGTACCGCCCAGTGAGATGGCCCCCGAGAACGTGACGAAATCCCCGGCAGCCGCACCGTGCGCCGTCTCCGTCACCACCAGCGAGGCCGATCCGGAAGTGGCCGCAAAGGTCACATCCCCGGCGCCCGTGGTCAGGCGGATCGGCGTGATGTCGTAGTAGTCGCCGTCGCTCTCGACGTAGAACTTCAGGTTGGTGCCGATGCCGATGTATTCGCTGCCCGCTGCCGTCACCCAGTCCAACAGGGACCGGGCAATTCCTTTGAAGGAATCCGTGACAAACTTCATCCACCCGCCGATTTTTTCCGGCTTACCCTTGCGCCAACGCACCCGATTGCCATCGAACCAGCGCGAGCCGGTGCTGTGCTGGGTACCCTCGCGGTCAAAGCCGGGGTGGATTTGAATCTCTCTCAGCATGCAGATAACCTTACGGGACCGTAACCTGCAGTGTGACGGTGGCGGTATCCAGAACGGTCAGTGTGCTGGCGTCACGAATCGACACGGTGAAGGTGACCGAGCCGGTGCCGGAACTCGTTTTCTGCAGGTAAAAATATGCTTGCGTGCCCAAACTCTGCCAGCTACCCGGTGACGGGCTGTACGCCCAGATGAAGCCGGACCCGGTAAAGCTGACCCCTGAAAACTGAATTGCGTAGCCGCTGCCGCCCGCACCGTTTGGAACAACCCAGTCGGTTGCTGTGCTGATCTGGGTGTAGGTTCCGCCTTCGCGCTTATCGACCGTGCCATCGGTGTTGAAGTAGATTCCGGCAATCGCCGTCGCTGCCGAATGCGAGATGCTCTGATTGGTCAGGGTGACCGTGGCGGATGACGAAAAAAACAGGCGCCAATCCGTACCATCGAAGACGTAGGCTTCCTCGATGTTGCGCCACTGGCTGCCGTCGTAGAGTGCGAATTCCTCAACCTCCCGGTATTGACTGCCGTCGTAGATGTGGAATTCATTGGCCATTTACGGGGTATACCGGAACCAGCAGCGTCCCTTGGCAGGCGTTCCGGAGGGAGCCGATGTGCTCAGGGTGTAGTCCAGATCAACGGTCGGGTTGCCGGATACCCCATTGCCGTTGGTCACTGTGATACCGCCTGCCGTGGTGCCTGCGGTCAGGGTGCGCGACGTGTAGGTGCCGGACGCGGTGCGCGTCATCAGGCCGTTGCTGGTAAAGTCGCCGTCCTCGATCGCTGTGCCGCTGCCGCCTGTACCTGACAAGCTGATCTGTGCCACATTGGCCGCGCCCGCACCACCGCCATCCACCGTGATGAGCGCCACCGTGCCGTTGGCCACCTCAAGATCGCGTGCCGCATTGTAGGTGCCCTGGAACAGGATCAGATTCTGACTGCCGGACAGGCTGTTCTTGACGTAGCCGATCTTCTTCGAGGTGTTCGGGGTGAACTGCACGTAGGCTGTGGCGCCCAGATCACCGCCATCAATGAACTCGATGTACAGGTTGCGGCCGTCTGACAACTCGGTGCGGTCGGAGATGTTGGTGATTTTCACTTCGTTGGGTGAGCCGGAATCACCGGCCGCGCCCAGCGTCACCTGCTCAATGCCCGCCAACGCCTGCTCAAGCTGATCGTAGGTGTTGCTGACCGTGGCGCCCCAGGTACCGGCCTGTTCGCCGGTTGCGGGCTTCTCAAAGCCCAGACTGCTGGTGTAGGAACTCGCCATTACGGGTAGTCCTCGATGTCGTTGTGCCAACCATCACAGGTGTGCGTGTCGGAGTCGGCGTCACAGGTGAAATGGTCCGCGTCACAGGTCCATGGCGCGATCAGCCACTTGGCTGTCTGTCCGCACACCACTGCAATCCAGTTAGCAAGCTGTCGTGCCATTTTCTTCAACCTCCCCGGTGGTATCTTTTGCGGCATCAGACGCCGATCACCGTCCAATCGGAGCCGTTGTACCAAACCATGGCGGCCGCTGCCGCACCGCCTACCACCGTCGAACCTATGACCGGCGTATCCGCATCCGTCACGTGAGCGATCATGCCTACAGCAGGCGTTCCCGGCAGACCTGCAACAGTGACCCCGGTGTCCATCGTCAGAGTGCCGCCCAGCGTGACGTTATTCGATTGAAAGTCCCACGTACTCGTGCTGTGGTCGTAGTGCAGTCTCACTGCGCTGTTGGCCTGAAACTCAATGTCATACGGCTGCGTGGCGTGCGACGGACCATACAAATCCATCTCGGCTGAGCCGCCCGTGCTGCTTGCAAGAAGTACCATCCTACCGCTGGCGCTGGGGCCGTAATACGTGGTGGCGGTCAGGGTGGTGATGTTCGAGACTGCGTTGTTCTGGAAGCTCCAGAGACCTGCTGTCTGGTCGTATGACAACGACAGCGTGCCGCTGTATTTGAACTCAATGTCATAAGGCTGTGTGGCATGCGACTCGCCGTACAGGGTCAGGTTCGCGCCCAGTACAAGGCTGCTGCCACCGCTGAATGTCAAGCTGTCGTCGTCGGCCTCGGTGTGGTAAATGCCATCCGAGGTAAAGCCATCGATAGCCGCCTTCAGGGCCGCGAAATTGTCATTAATCTTGCCGAAACCAGAGAATGGGCTTTCGCCTGTATCATCCCCGGCTGCGGTGCCACGATTGATTGTACTGATGCTGACTGCCACTGCGTTCTCCGTTTAGCCTTGTAGGCGTACCAATGCATTCAACCGATCCGGCGTCGGCATGGTGACCACCAGATCGGCGGCCGTTTTGATGATGTTGCGGCCGAAATCGAGCACGGACACCGCCCGGTTGCTCTTGGACGAGTTGTAGATCAGGCCGCCGCGCGCCGTGACCGTCACCGCCGAAAACGTCAAATCACTGAAATCCACCAACGCCGTCCGCCCGTCACTGGCCGGGGCACTTGGCGTCAGGGTGGCGCCGCCCGCCGTGTAGCCGCTGCCGCTCACCTCGTTGGTGGCTGAATACGCGGTGGTATCCGCATTCAACGTGGCGTTCTCGTCGTACAGCGCCAGCTTGAAGGTGTCGGCGGTGAAGTCGTGGGTGCCGGACAGTAGCTCCACCAGAAACGATGTGGGAACGTGGTTTCCTGAAAAAGACATCATGAAGCCCTGTGGCTATCGGTCTTGTCGCGACCCTCGGCCAGCAGCTTCAGATCGGCAATCGTGTCGTCGCGCGCCACCATCCACCGCTGCACCATGTCCTCGTCGCCCTTCAGATACTCGGCATAGGCGATGTACATGCAGGTGTTCAGCAACGCGCCTTCGGCGTTGGTGCCCAGCCATGAGGTGCCGCTGGCCGCATCCGCGATCGACTGCGGGCGGAAGAAATAATGCAACTCGGCCTCGTAATTGGCGTTCGGCGTCGGCCCCATGATGAAGCAGTCCTCATCAAAGATGGCGTAATGCTTCGGGTTGCCGGTGGCCGTCACCGACGGATACGCCGCGCGAATGAAGTTCACTTCCTTGAACAGCAGGAATTTCCAGCCCGCCGCCAGATTGAGCGCCAACGAATACGGCGCCAGAAAGTCACTCGGAATCTGCAGATACTGATTGCTGGTGGTGACGGTGCCGGTGACATTCTTGCGGAAGTCTGGCAACTGCGCCTTGTGCAGGATGTAGTCTTCGGCCTTGCGGATGATCTCCGGGATGTCGGCAACGAAAGTCGGCTCGTCCGACTCGGACCAGTCCTGAATCGCCTGCGTCAAAGTTGTCAGGGTCCACATTTAGGTCACCGTCACCCGGCCCACATGAGCCACCACATCCAACCCCACCGTGCGCGTGCCCATCTCGGTGATGCCACCGCCCACCGGGTCCCACGCCGTCAAGGCCCGGCTCTCGGCCAAATTGGTGTCTGGGCGCGGGTCGTCCAGTGACATGTCATCGGCAGCATCCACATCGCCGATACGCAACTGCGGATGGTCCTGATCCACCTCGTCACGACCCACCCGCAGGCCAGTCGGGAAGCCGTCCCGGTACTGCTCGACAAGATCGGTCAACTTGTACCGGGCGCCTGAGCGGTCGCTGATGCCGAAAGAATGCTTCCCCTTGCTCACCGGTAGCCTCCCGGCCGAATGCGGAAATGTGAGCGGTCACGGGCCGCATCGGTCGCCTTGTCCCACGCCTCGTCGTAGTTCGCTTTCAGGCTCGATACGCGCGGCTGACCCTCGGGAATGCGCTGCGCCACCAGATGGGCCACACCGTAGACCATGGCGGGCAGGAAACGGCCCGGCACATCCATGTTGTTGCTGCCGGTCGTGCCGGTGTCCTCGATGCGCTCAAGGTAATGGTAGTAAAGCGTCTCGGCCGTGTCCGGCACCTGCCACACCGTCAGCGACGGACCGTCCGGGGTCTGCTGGACCCAGTAGCGGCTCGGCCGACCCCTGCTCAGCTTGTTGCTGATCCGGGCATAAGCGCTGGCCGAGATGCGTCGCAGGTAGGTATCGGTTTGTGCCGTCGTGACACCGGCATCCGTGCGATAGGCCACATCCACCACCACCAGTCGCTCCGCGTCCAGTGCGTAGGTCGGGGTACCCGCAACCAGGGTCAGGCTGTCCGCCTTCAGGGTAAAGAGGTTGGTTTCCTCGTTCTGCCACTCCAGCATGAGCAGATCGATACAGCGGCGGCCGCGTTCGAAGTCGAAGCCCGAACGCAGTTCACTCCCGGCCAGTTCGTAGGCATCCTCCAGGATGTCCGTCAGGTCGAGATTGAAATTGAAGGTTGAACTGGTTGCCACTCAATCGCTGCCACGATAACCGGGAGTGCCGCGCGCCAACGGGTTGTACATATTGGCCCCCATAACCAGCTTCTTCCATTCGGCCGTCCCCGGCCTGAGACTCTCGCGACGACCGTACAGATCGCTCCATTCGGACTCTGTCAAATTATTCTGAATGTAGCCACGGGTTACCGGTTGGCTGCGCCGCGCAAACGCCGCCTGTGTCGCTGCCCGCTGCGCCTCCTGCTGCGTCTGCATGGCGGTGCGCCTGTCCTCAACGCTGGACATGCGCGCCGAAAGCGGGTCAGGTTGTGACATAGGCGTCGTCCATGACGCGGGTTGCTGCGGCGAGGGTCCGCCTGGACCGCCTGTTTGATTGCCGTCCATGTAGTCGTACATCATCTGGCCGTCGTTGAAGCCGTAACCCAGCGGGGGCTGATTCGGCATCGGCTGCTGTTGATTCATCGGTGTGACCGCCCCGGTGATTGGGTTGGTCCATGATTGCGGCTGCATGCCAGACAGGGCAACGTCAGGCCCACCCATGGGTTGTGACGCGAAGCCAGGGCCGCCCAATTGATTACCGTAACCCATCTGGCCGCCCTTGCCGCCCGGTGTCGCCCATGGGCCAGTTGGGGGGCCACCCATAATCCTCATGGCGTTCCCGCTGTAGTCGGGATTGGAGCCTTCGTTGTAGCCCGGAGGGGGCTGCATCTGGCCGCCCTTGCCGCCCATCGACTTGTCATACATGGAGCCAGTGGCGCCGAGTCCGGGGGTTGCGGAGCGGGATTTATAACGACTTTGCGTAGCGGGGGAACCCATGCCCATGGCGGCAGCCTCCAGTTATTTACAACATGTTAACTCTAAGACTTGCCCTTGCGCCAGCCCCGGTTGGCTTGCTGACTGGTCACCCGCAGGTTGGACCGGCTGTTGTCGGCCGTCTGCCTGTTTTTATGATCGACATCCTTGCCGTCACCCTTTTGGACGGCCCCAGACGCCTCCAGCTTGCGCCGGGCCGCATTGCGCTGCGCACGACGCTTTTTCTGCTCGGGCTGGGCGTGGTACGAGTCATATTCGGTTTTATAATCTCGTTTGCGCTCGACCTGCCCGCCTGACTTATAGTGCCGTCGCATCGAAATCTATCTCGGGCAACCACTGAGTTGCGGTGCAATCAGACACGCTAACAGCACCTCGTTACCGTTACCCTTCGATGAGCCGAGCGACGCACTGAAATCGCCCCATTTTGTTTCGAAGCCCTCGATGTCCTTGAACAACGTCCGCGACTGCCACGTAACGCTGGTTCCGTCTGGTGTGGTGTAACTGGCGTCCGTCGTGGCACACCCCGAAGCGCTCAGGCTGAAGCCGATCACCACGGACCAGTACAGGATGACCAGCAGCGAT